CGTCGGGATGGACTACGAGCGTTCAGAGCGTTACGGCAACAAAGAAATACCTTTGGAACTATGAGACCGTAACCTATACAGACGGTAGTACGGCAAACACAGACCCCGTTATTATAGGTGTTTATGGTGACAAGGGCGATACCGGCAACGGTATTTCGTCGGTAGTCGAATACTACTTAGCGAGTTCGTCAAGTTCAGGCGTTACTACATCTACGACGGGATGGACTACAGACCCGACGGCTACAGCGGCCACAATGACCAAGACGAAAAAGTACCTTTGGAACTACGAGCGCATAAACTACACAGACGGTACACACGTAGACACAACGCCCGCTATCATTGGCCGCTTTGGTGATACCGGCGTAGGCATTTCGTCTATAACTGAATACTACCTTGCTACGTCTGCATCGTCAGGCGTTACGCGCTCTACGTCGGGATGGACTACGAGCGTTCAGAGCGTTACGGCAACAAAGAAATACCTTTGGAACTATGAGACCGTAACCTATACAGACGGTAGTACGGCAAACACAGACCCCGTTATTATAGGTGTTTATGGAGATACAGGGCCAGAAGGCCCACAGGGGCCAAATGGTAACGACGGCGTAACCTACGAAATCGCTTGCACCGTAGGAAACGTAACTATAGCGTCCGACGCTGATAGTGCTACGCTTAATTGTTCAGCAGCCTTTTATCGTAAGGCAGGAACGGCGGCACGTCAGGCCCATACTTGCCGTTTTGCCGTCTATTCCCGCACGGGTACTACTTACGCGCTCTTAACGATGTATAATAGTACCTACATAAATAACGGCTTTGATGATGGCGTAAACATAAAGGCCAACGTCTATACAGGCTACGACGCGGTAGTAATTTTCATGTTTAGCAGCGCGTACACCGACACAAACCCGGCAGGGCAGGCGTACTTAGCCAAATGTGAGATTATCGTTAAGAAGCAGGGCAACACCGGCCCCCAAGGCCCACAGGGGCCAACGGGCGGCACGGGTAGCCAAGGCCCGCGAGGCTATAGAGGCCCCGGATTACGCGGCCCGCAGGATTGGACGCAAGCCGAGTTGGATTTTCAATTTTACAAAGGCGCAGACGGTGAGCCTTACGAAGATTTTGTAGTATATAACGGCAATTACTACAAGTGTATTAAGACGCACACAAAAACCGCCTCAAACTATCCGGGTAGTACCTACGACACCAATAACGGCCTTTGGCAGTTATCTACGAAAATGGGATTAGTAGCCGCTAATATCCTGTTTGCCCAACACGGCTATTTTGGTAGTGCAAGAATTAGCGGCGATTGGATGATAAGCACCAACGGAACTATAGACGGTACGGCCTACGATAACGGCGCAACCTATCAGGGTATTACCGCTTATTCCCTGTTTAATCCAAACAACCCGTTAGGCAAATACTTAGCAAAGTATGCTTATGGTAGCGATTACTCATTTACAAGCAGTAACACTACTAAGTCATGGACTACGCTAACTTTGGAGGCCGGAAAAGTTTATTACTTATCGGCCAAAGGCTACGGCAGCAGTTCAACAGGCTATTACATAAGAGTACGCAACACGTCTACCGGCACTACCTATTCGCCTGTATTGATTAACAGCACGTCGGCGGTAACACGCGCAGGCTACATTAAGCCAACGGAAAGCGGTACGTATTATTTGGAGATATACAACCCTAACGGGCTATCAGGTACGGTTAACACCGTTACTTTGGAAGAAAAGAATTTTGCCCCATACTACGCGCTTGATTTGCTTACCGGCAAAACATATCAGGGCGACGTATATGTAAGAGGCGGTGTGCGTAGCCCGTTCACGTACTTAGGACGTGGCGGTACGTTTGGCAATGACTTTTCGGACAACATAGCCGTTTACAGCGCGTCGGCATCCGATTACGCTTTGCCGTGGACTACCGACCAGTCAGGCCGTAAGGTAGTTATCACTAACTACTATTGGAACGGTAGTTATTCGACGGCATCCGGGTACGCTCAACTAACAGCCCCGACGGGTAAATATTTCTATGAAGATGGCATACAGAAATCTACTATCAAGTTAAGCCGCGAGGCCGTAGAGTTGTTAGGTTACGGCGATAATAATAGTTTCTACGGTTGGATTGTGCTAAAGCGAATAGACTTAGGCACAGAATCCCGCTACGGCCACCACATGAAGATGTTAGCCGTTGGCCGCGTTACAGGTTCAAGTAGCGGGGCAAGCGTATCTTATCATACTTTCGACGGTAGCACAATGTCAGTTACAAGAGACGGCCAAGGTATTTATACCTTATCATGGAGTAATAATAATTGGTATGCAGATGCAGGACACGTTTTTGTAATGGTATGCGGCTACGGCGTTATTGACAGCGGTAGTAATCCGCTATATGCGTCCGTAAAATCGCAAACGAAAACGTCTATAACCGTTCAGACGGCAGACGATGATAGCCGAAACGACGGCGCGTTTAATTTCTTCTTGATGAACTTTAACGATTGGATTTACCTATAAACCAACAGCGTATGAAAACAAAAGTAATCTTTAACGACACTATCCCGTTTAAGGGATTTATCGCTATGTGTTTGTGGCCGTTTATATTCGTCAGGAATAACGCGGCAAGCCATTATAACACGGTGGCAAACAACCACGAACACATACACGCGGAACAACAAAAGGAAATGCTTTTAGTTGGCATCGTATTAGCCGCTATCGGCTACGTCTTTGTCGGGCTTTGGGCGTTGCTCTTTGTGCCTCTATTCTTTTGGTGGTACGGTATCGAATACCTGTACCGGCTTTGTCAGTACCGCAACACCAAAAAGGCATACCGTAACATTTCGACAGAGCGGGAAGCCTACGCCAACGAAAAGGATTTAACCTACCTTACCAACCGTAGGCGTTTCGCATGGATTAAGTATTTACACATTTAATAACCCCATTAAATTTTAAGTATTATGGCAGTTAAGCAAACAAAAAAATTGAATGACAGCAGCGTAACAGACGTTACGACCGTCAACAGCACCGACCGAATCCTTATGCGGGATAGCAGCGGTAAGTTAATCCCCATTTCGCTTGCAAACCTGAAAGCGGCTATGAATGGCGGTGTAGACCAAAACGTACAGATGGACGGCGTTTTCATTATGTACCATCGTAAACAAGACGATTACCCCGTAATGGTAAAACCCCACAAGTGGCCAAGCCTACAGAGTGGCGGCGAAGTGGCCGACGGCGTAGCCATCGTAGAGGGTGGCAAAATCCTTATCGTTGCGCCTACCGAATCGTCTATGACATGGAGTAGCGCAGCCGTTAGCGGTGGCGGCGTAACCACGTCAGACCGCGTTACGGCTTTGAACGATTGGGCCGGTAAAGCAAACACGACGGCACAGATTACGCACGCCGAATGTAGTAGCAACGCCTACGCCCCCGGATATTGTGCGAACTACAGCCGCGTAAACGCCAACTCTAAGGGCCTGACAGCCGGTAAGTGGTGGCTACCATCTTTGGGCGAAATGATGATGATTTACGCCAACATGACAAAGATTAACTACGCGCTTTCGCTGATTAGTGGCGCAACGCAGTTGGCAGAGGCCGGTTATTGGACTTCGACCGAGTTCAGCGCGACGAACGCCTGGCTTCTGGGCCTCCTCGGCAGCGCCAACCGCAACCCTAAGGCATCGACCACGTATCACGTTCGGCCCGTCTCAGCATTTATTGCTTAATTCTTACTCTTTAACCTTTAGTTCCCGGCGAAAGCCGGGAACATTACAACGTAATTTTCAGAAATGGCAGACAAACCGATTAAGTTAGTATCTACTACGCAACTATACTTAGATTGCAGGGCGTTACTCAATGAGATATTAGACGTTACGCCCAACTTTCCGCGTGACTATAAGTTTACTATCGGCGCAGAAATGCAAAGACTATCTGTTAGCCTGATAGAATTAGATGCAGCGGCCTACATGGATAAGACGGGCAGGGTACAAAACTTAATGAGTTTCAAAGCCAAATTCGAGACGCTTAAAACCCTAATCAGGGTAGCGGGCGAAAGACGTTGGATTAAGGGAATAGGGCGGCACGCACATATCATTGAACTGATGGACGCAATAGGAAAGCAAAGTACAGCGTGGAAAAACTCACTTACAAAAGCGAGTAAGCCGGAATCGGAAAGTTAAGACTAACCGAGAGTGCAAGTTTCCGTAATAAATGGGGCTTATACCGTCATTTACGGTTAAGAGCAAGTTAATAGGCCACAGATTGCGAGCCAACCGAGAACAGCGCGACGAACGCCTGGAATCTGAACCTCAACAACGGCAACGCCAACAACAACACTAAGGCATCGAACACGAATCACGTTCGGCCCGTCTCAGCACTTCTTACGGAAGCAGAAACGTAGTATATAAACATTGTCAGATATGGTAACGACTGATGGACTTTTAAAAGCGTATTACGATTGCCGACGGCGCAAACGCCACACGGCAAGCGCGATAGTCTACGAAATGGACTACGAAACTAAACTTATCGCCTTACGCGATAGGATTAACAACCGCGTCTATCAGCCCGGAAAGTCTATTTGCTTTGTCGTAACGCGGCCCCGGTATCGTGAAGTGTTTGCCGCCTCCTTTGAAGATAGAATAGTACACCACTATATAGCCCTACGGTTAGAGCCGCTTTTTGAGTTGGTGTTTAGTCCGCGTACTTTTAATTGCCGTAAGGAGAAAGGGCAGCTTTACGGTATCAATATTCTAAAGCAGGATATTAGGGATTGCAGCGAGAACTATACCCGGACTTGTTGGATTATGAAATTAGACCTACAGGGCTTTTTTATGAGCATCGACAAAGCCCTGTTAGCCGACCTGATAGACCGCTTTATTACTCAATACTATACCGGCAGCGACATAGACGATTTGCGCTACCTTTGCCGAATAGTCGTTTTACATTGCCCCGAAAAGAATTGCGAGAAACACAGCCCGGCGCATTATTGGGATTACCTACCCGCCAATAAATCGCTATTCACTAACGGCGAGGGCAAAGGCGTTGCTATCGGCAACCTGTTTGCGCAACTATTCGCCAATTTCCTGTTAAATGAATTTGATTGGTTTTTGGAAGAAATAGGCATTAAGTATCATGGCCGCTACGTAGATGATTTCTATTGCATACACCAAGATAAGGCCGTACTACTTAACGCCGTGCCATTGATACGGGATAAGTTGGCCGAATTTGGCCTAACCCTGAATCCTAAGAAATTCTACTTTCAGCACTACACCAAGGGCGTAGAGTTTACCGGGGCCGTCGTAAAGCCCAAAACGTCGTATTGTTGCAACCGCACAATAACCAACTTTATTGCAGCCGTCAGGCGGTTAAACAACGCCAAGACATTACGGCAAGTTGAGCACGCTGTTTGCTCTATAAACAGTTATTTGGGCTTGTTACGACACCACAACGAATACGGTATGCGTAAGAAAGTCTTAGGCATGATAGAGCGACCTGCATACGAATATATCTACATAAAAGGCCGCTATGAGATAGTGGCACTAAAGAACAAATATAAGAAGAGAATACAGACATATAAAAGAATACGTGATGGCGATTATTGAAGTACAGCCCAAAGACCCAGTTACATTGCGCGTTGATGTAATAGACATGGGCCTTTTGCACTTATTAGAAACCCGGTATGTGGTTTTGATTGAGCAACGCGATAACGACATAGTAATAGAACTATATAAGAAATGAGACAATGGACTATACAACGATACTTGAATTAGCGGCCACTATAAGCGGCACTATTGGCGGTTGGGAACTTATTAAGTATATGCTTAATATTCGTACCAACAAACGCAAGGAGAGAGCCGAAGCAGATAAAGCAGAGGCCGAGGCCGATAGCGTAGAGTTTGGAGTTTTGAAAGAAACCATAGAGTTTTTACAGACCCAACTAAAGGAGAAAGAAGAGCGGTTTTGCGACCAAACAGACCGCTTGCGCAAAGTGCAAGATGACTATTTCGAGTTGATGAAAAAGAACGCCCAAACAGAATTGGACTTACAGCGTTTTCGATGTGTGCGCCCTAAGTGCGCACAAAGAGAACCACAAAACGGATATTAACCCCTAAAACGCAGATTATGGCTAAAGTAGAAAGCATTGTGCCTTTTATCCTGAAATGGGAAACCGGCACGACAGGGGCAACCCTGACAAACGAGCAGCTTTTTGAGAAAGCGAAGAAACGCGGATTTGCAAACGACCCCGACGATTTGGGAGGGGCCACGATGTGCGGCGTTACGTTGGCAACCTATACGGAATATTGCCGTAGGAAAGGCTACCCGAAACCATCCGTAGCGGCCTTAAAGGCCATTAAGTACGCCGATTGGCTTGCAATCCTTAAAACGATGTTTTGGGATAGGTGGAAAGCCGACCAAATTACTAACGCCTCTATTGCCTTGATGCTTGTCGATTTCGTTTGGGCGAGCGGTAGTTACGGGATAACCGTACCGCAAAAGGCTATAGGCGTAACAGCCGACGGCGTAGTAGGCCCCAAGACGTTAGCGGCCATTAACGCCCGCGACCCCCGCCAACTTTTCGACCTGTTGAAGAAAGAGCGTTTAGCCTATATTGAGCGCATTTGCAAAGCCCGGCCAAAGAACTATAAGTATCGTACCGGGTGGCTTAACCGTCTTAACGACATCAAATTTTCGGGCGTATGAGAAACGAGTATAACAGGTATTGGTATCACCAATTCAGGCAAAACAATAGTAACGGTTGCAGTACGTATTTGTTCCTGATGGCCTTTGCCCTGTTGTGCCTGGTATTAGGCGGGTGCAGGACACACAAGGCCGTTACAGACGAAAACAGCACGGTATCTATTGTAGATACTACCCAAGTGGAAACGGACAGCCTGACAGCCACGCAGACGTTTACCGATACGACGCAGACCACTACGACCACAGAGCAGAACACGACAATAAACTTTGTGGACGGTGGCGGCACGGTAAGCATTGACAGCGCAGGTAACATTACGCTAACCGGGGTGCAGAGCATTACGGGAAACCTGACAACGAACACCAACCAACAAAACGGAATCAGTCAGACCAACGAAGTAACGCAAATGCACACCGATACGCAAAACGGCATAACCAATAACGAGAGCCACGCGAGCCACACAGAAAAAGAGACAAAGGCAGAAAAGCCCGTTTGGTATCAGACTATCTTAGCAAAGATTGGCGGGCTATGCTGCATTGCGGCTTTGCTTTGGCTTTTGTTCCTGTACCTGAAAAGAAAGTTTTAATGATTAGTGTTTTCTGTAATATAGTGCTTTGCCCGCGCAGTCCGAGAGGATAGAGCAGGCATTTTTCAAACCTAAGACGGTAGAAATGGCCGTAGAGCGCGTTAAAGGCCGTTGGGGTTATAACTATACACCCGACGCGAGAAACGCGCTTAAAAACGATTTTCGGCGAAATTTTAACACTTAGTAACGCCTAAATCGGCGACAAACGCCACTTTTTGCCGCCGACGGCCAAATATAACAAGAAAAACGCGATTTCTTAACACGTTATCAGGACATGGTAAGTTATTTGCCATTTCCTAACACGTAGTCTATGACTTTGCGGTTTGCCGCGTCTACCTTATCCCGGTTGTACTTAATGTAGATACCCGTTACCCTTGCGCCGTGAGAGTGGCCTAACGCTTCGCTGATAGTGTCCTTTGGTATATCCAATTCAGCGGCATAGGTGGCCCACGAATAACGCGCCCAATACCAACTTAGTTTCTTGTCTATCGGTTTTAGTTTCGGTTGGCCGTTCTTATGCTTTTCGTCTATCGGTGGCCCTATACGCGCCAGCGCATTGTCTAACGTACCCTGATAGGCTTTGGCGTTGGTGCAGCGGTCAAACATACTTAGCAGATATTTTTCGCCTTTGTACTTATCCAAAATGGCTTGCGCCTCCGGCTCTATCTTAATGCTATAGAGTTTGCCCGTCTTTGCCCGCCGGTATTCTATACGCCCGTTTACGATGCTTTCCGGGGTGAGTTTCGACAAATCGGCCAAGTTGATACCGATAAGATAGAAAGAAAGCATGAACAAATCGCGGTATTCTGTATAATGGTAGCGCGTTTCGAGGTTTACGAGTTGGCGCATTTTCTCTACAGGTAATACGCGCATCCGCGTTTCTTCTGTTTTGACTTTGTAGTGCCTGAATGGGTTATTAGTCGTAATATCATGGTCGAGGGCATAGTTAAACGCCCGGCGTAGGACTTTGATATAGGCGGCACGGGTATTAACGGCCAAGTCAGAGAGCGACGTATAATAATCGTCTATCCACACCGGGGTTATTTGTTCGCAATATAGTTTTGTGGAATCCCCACAGAATTTGTTAAGCCTGATAATAGCGGTTTTGGCTATGTACTTTGTACCGCTTGCCCGGCCCTCTAAAGTTTTCTGTATAAGGTCGTAGATAGACGGTACGCCGATAGTAGGTTTGTCTAAGTCCAAGTTGGTAAGCATTTCCTTAATTTGCGGGCGCGTGAGTTTACGCCATTGCCCGTTTTCCATCAAGTCAAAAATACGGCTACCAACAGACGTTAGCAGGGTAGTAAGCACGTCGTTAAGTTTCTTTGCGCCTTTGCCGGTGCAGCGTTTCGTAACGCTATCCCATTCGTCAGGGGCTATGTATATCCCGGTGCTTAGATAGATGTTTGTACCGTAGCCGACAACGATTTGCACCGGGTAAGTACCATCTTTCAAAGGGCGGCGGGTATCAAGTCGTAAGGTAGATTTTGCCATAAGATTTGCTGAAAATTTGCTGAATTATGTACCATATAACGCCATTTCGCGCCCTATTTTGCCCGCTTTTTGAGGGTTTGGGAAACGTCAGGAATAGCGCAAACCGCTTGAATACGCGGGGTTTGAGCGGTTAGGCCGCTATTTCCTTCTAATAATTTTGTTGTGTTCATACTCTATTGATTTTCATTTAGTTATATATTCGTGAATTTGATTTGCTGAAAATTTGCATTATTCTATAGTGAAGTCGTAGACCCCGCCAAAGCCCATTGTACCGTTAGCCACAAACGCAAAGCAGTATTCGCCGGGCTTACCCGTAACCGTAATATCGTACACCTTTGGCCGTAATTCTTTTACGGCTATGTTCAAATCGTCAGCAGAGGAAACACCAACAGACGAACCGAGCAAACTAACAGAAACGCCCGTTAGTGTTCTGGTATTCTTCTTAACGTCGAATCGGGCTACCTCAAAGTCCTTTGCTGAATAGTTGGCCGAAAACTGATAGAGGTTTACAATATCCGTTGTTTGAGGCGTACCGAAGTACATACGGAACGTAGCCGTACCTTTGAAATGGTTTGGGCTTGTATTGCCTTTGAATTGCAGCTTAGATTTAATCTTAGCCATTCCGAAAGTAGCGGCAGAAGCCAAACCACCGCTACCCTTAATAGCGTTGTGGGTTATCTTATCCATCCTAACCGCCTGACTATCTACGAGGGCAAAGATACCCACAGAATCGGCGGGAACTTGTGCGGTAGCCGTCAGGTAGGACAGACACACCAAGATAAAGCAAAGTCTTTTCATACGCGCACGTTATTTATTATAGGTATCTAATATCCCGTCGCCGTTGGCATCTAACACACCATCGTAGCGGGCAAACTGATAGCGGCCTGATATATCTACGTAGCCGTCGCCCGAAAATCGCCTTTGCAGTCTACCCGTAGCCGTAGCGTCGAATCGGTTAGCATCTACGAAAGCACAGGTAAGCGTCAGGCCGTCGCCCTGATAGGTGTAGTTTGGGTATTGCCCTGTAGTCGAGATTTCCGTTAGTTGGCCAACGAGGCTACCGGCATCAAAGGCCGTTACCCGCCAACATTTGCCGTTGGCTACCTCTACACTTAGCATTACCGTACCCGTTGAGGCTATATAATGGCCTGTAGGCGTACTTTCCTTATCGTCGCCGTCAGATGAACACCCGGCGAGTAACAAAAGCCCTGTAAGCCAAAATAAGTACCTTTTCATAGTTAGTAATCAGGAATTAACGCCACTATCCGACATTTCTTTTTTGTTCAGGCAATAGCCTTTCAAGTTCAGAGATACGGGCTTTGTACTTTACTATTCTATCCAACAGGGTTTCAATAGTAGTTTCAAGTTTGGCTATTTCGACATCTTCCGGGCTATCCATCCCGTCAGGTAATACGCGCATATCCCCAACGCCACGCAACAGCCATTCAGCCGATACGTCGGTATGGGCGTTAAGAATCAGCAACAAGGTATCTACCGTTATCGCGCCGTCGTGGGAGATTTGCCGGTTTAGACGTTTTTGGGTAGCCTTATCACCGTTGGCCAAACCGTTTTCCGTTTCCGCAAATTCGGCAAAAACCGCTGAAATTCTTTGTCTTACGTCGTTTTCTGTCTGCATAACCTAACACCCTTAATTGTTATAAAAAGTTAAAGATTAGACGTTTTCGCCTAAAATGTTTGGTAGTTTACCCGAAAACGTCTATCTTTGCACCCGATATAAGTAAGTAACTAAGTAGCGGTACAAGAAAGGCTGTCGGACATCTAAGCCCAACTATCGAATAATAACCAACTGCAAAGATACGGCAGTTTTTCTTTTCCGCCAAAGGTATAAGTAAGTAAATAAGTAATTTTAACTAAAATTTGTCGATTATGGCACAAAAGAGCATCAAAAACGGAAAATATGCAGTCAAGGAGTTACCCGCCTTACGTGCAAAGATTAACCGGGAGTTCCTGATTAGACTACAGCCCAAAGAGGGTAAAAGTCAGTTGGTAGGCTTTACGCGCCTTTGCCTCATAATCGGCGACCTACACGCCGAACACTACGCCAAGAAAGCGTTAAGCAGCAAAGAGACCGCACCACGTTTCAGCATGGGCGCAGGTAAGGGTATGCAGGTAGTTTTCTTTCCACGTTGATTATTCACCCAAAAATAACAAGTAGCACAAATGAAAACAGAAAAGGTAACACGCGAGGAATTGCGCAGTATGGAAATGGGAGAGAGCCGGACGTTTGAACTACCAAACGCCCAGGCTTGCGACAACGGTAAGGCCGTTGCCTACCAAATGCAGAATCTTTTGGGGTGCAAGTTTAGTGTAACGACTGACTACACCGCAAACAAACTCACTATCACTAAGAACGCTTTATGATAATAGACAAGCCGATAGTAAACCCTGATGGCCTGTATAATCAAAAGCAGACCGCCGCCGCTCTACACATAGACCGGCACACCGTAGCCCGTTACGAGGCCGACGGAATTATTAAGTTTCGCATCCGTAAGGCAGGTAAGGCAAAGGTTACTACCGGGGCCGATATTATCAAGTGTTGGCAAGGAATGTACACAATTAAATAACTAAGATTATGGCACAGATTGTAATTACCGTTGCGCTATCCGCGCTTTGCATCGTTTCGCTTATCATAGTGGCAAAGGACATTAAGGCGATTGCCGAAGAAATGGGGGGGGAGTAAAGTAATATGGCAAAGTACGACCCCAATAAGGAAAGGTTAGGTAGTCAGGCAATGGCGTTGCAGCGCATGGCCAAGATTTACCCCGATACCTACAAAAAGGTATGCGAGAAAAGGCAGGTACACGCCTGTTTGTACAAACTACCCGTAGAGAAATTCGATGAAATATGCGTTGAGGCTTTACGCGGTTTGGTTAAAGAGGGAATTTGCAAACGTATTAGATAACTTTTAAGCACTATTAGTTATGAAAACAGATTTTTGTATTAGCGTACAGGTCAATATCGGAGTAACGCCCGAAGTCGTGCAGCTTGTTACGGCTATCCTGACCAAGCAACCGACGGCGGTAGTAATACCGGCCCCGTCAAGTGAACAACCACAGCCCGAAGCCGAGGCCCCAACGCCCACACCGGCGAAGAAAGGACGCGGTAAGGCTAAAACCGCCGACGCGCCCGAAGCACCCGCCGAGGAATCAGCACAGGCACAGGCACAGGAGGCCGCGCCCGCCGCCGATGCAGCCCCGGAAACCGAAGAGCCGCAACCCGAAGCACAAGCAGAGGGCAAGGAACTTACCGAAGAAGACGTAAGGGCCGCAATGGATAAGACGCGCCGACGCATCGAGGGCGAGGACTACAAGAACAACACCGACGGCGAGGGCTATAAGAAGTATCACAAGCAACTTACGGCCACGTTTAAGAATATCGCCGCCCTGTTAGGTAGCGATAAGCCCAGCACCCTACCCGCCGAGCAACGCGCATCGTTCATTAAGCAATGCGACGAACTGATAGTAGAGAATGGAGAAATAACCACTAAAGTACCGTACTGATATGCCCGGAGTACACGCTATATTAAGCCCAAGTGCAGCCCACAGGTGGATGAATTGCACCGCCGCGCCCCGGTTGGAAGAAAAGGCCGAGGATAAGGGCAGCACCTACGCCGAAGAGGGTACGTTAGCGCACGCCTATTGCGCCCTGAAACTGAAAGAGTTTTTGGGCCGCGATACGTCAGGCGAACACGCCGAGATAGACGAACTTAACGAGAAGTACCACACCGGCGAAATGGACGAGTACACAGATACGTACTTTACTATCGTCATGGAAAAGTACAATGCAGCCCGCCAAAAGACCCGCGACGCGCAGTTATTGGTAGAGGTACGTTTGGACTTTTCTAAGTATATCCCCGATGGCTTTGGCACAGGCGACGCTATAATTATTGCCGATGGCTGTTTGGAAATTATAGATTTCAAATACGGCAAAGGCGTTAAGGTTAGCGCAGTCGAAAACCCACAAATGAAGATTTACGCTTTGGGAGCATACGAGGCGTACAACTTTGAATATAACATAGACCGGGTTAAAATGACTATCGTACAGCCACGTATAGATAATCTTTCAGAGTTTGAACTATCCGTAGCAGATTTGGAGGCATGGGCTACCAACGAACTTGCACCCAAGGCGAAAGAAGCCTTTGGCCCCGACGGTAAGCAGTTACCCGGCGAATGGTGTCAATTCTGCAAGGTTAAGGCACAATGCAAGGCGTTGGCCGCTACCTGTATCAAGACAGCCACCGAACACCCCGACCCTAAGTTAGTCAGCATCGAGGAAATGGCTACTATCATTTTGCCACAGATAGCCACTATTAAGACATGGCTAACAGGTATCGAGGAATACGCACTACAGCAAGCCTTAGACGGTACGAACTATCCGGGCTATAAGATTGTGGCCGGGCGCAGTATTCGTAAGATTACCGACCCCGAAGCCGTGATGAAACTTTTAGAGGATAACGGTTTTGCCCGCGATACCTTTGTAAAGCCAACGGAACTACGTACCATTACCGACCTTGAAAAGTTGATTGGTAAGAAACGCTTTGGCGAGTTGTGTAACGACTACATAGAGAAGCCGCAGGGCAAACCGACGTTAGCCCCGGAGAGCGACAAACGCCCGGCTTTCAATGCAGCGGCAGACGATTTTAGCGGTATTGATGTATGATTGTCAGGCTACGAGTTAGTAAGGTAGAGCAGGTAGTTTGCAATAACTACACGCTACAGGTTGAGCCGGAGGCGTTGGCCCAAATGCTTTCAGACATACCGACCAACGACTTACGCCAGATACTAAGAAAAGTAAAACCCTTATAAACAAGTAATATGAGAAGTAAGACAGCAAATTGGTTTATCGTCAAAATCCGTTACGAGAAAACGGGAGAGGACGGGCTACAGAAGAAAGTAACGGAAATCTACGTAGTGGATGCTGTTAGTTTCGGAGAGGCCGAAACCCGGATAACGGAATACATGGCCGCGTACATTAACGGCGAATTTGAGGTGCAGGATATTAGCCGCGCCGCCTTTAAGGAAATTTTCTTTAGCGACGAAGAGACCGCCGACAGATGGTATAACGCTAAGTTGGAGTTTATCACCATTGACGAAAAGACCGAAAAGGAAAAGCGCAGCGCAGTAACGTACTTAGTTCAGGCCGGTACTTTCGACAACGCCCTGAAAAGCGTAAACGAGGTTATGGGCGGTACGATGATAGACTACGTTACGGCTAAGATTGAAGAAACTAAGATTATGGACGTTTACGAGTACGTCAGCAAAGACGAATCGGAAACGAGCGAGTAAGCACTAAGAGAGTATTAACAATAGTTATTCACATTCAAAAACAAAGTAATTATGATTACACCACAAGTTAAAGAGAGTAAGGTTATTTTCGGCCCGTGCCGTCTTTCCTACACTCACGTTTTCAACAGGTATAACCCTGATGGCCCGCAGGAAGAGGGCAAGTTTATGACAAACGTCTTAATCCCCAAGGATGAAAAGGAAACTATCGAAGCCATTAAAAAGGCTATCGAAGAGGCCAAGAAAGCCGCTATCGTTTCCAAGTGGGGAGGCAAAGAGCCAAAGAAACTTGATATGCCTTTGCGCGACGGCGACGAAAAAGACGATGAAAACTACGACGGTATGCTTTTCGTCAATGCGAAGAGCAACACGCGCCCCGGCATCGTTGACCGTAAGAAAGTGCCTATCGTAGACGAAGAAGAAGTTTACAGCGGCGTTTGGGCTATCGTTTCCGTTACGTTCTTTGGCTATGACAAGAACGGTAACAAGGGCGTTGCTTGCGGCCTTAACAACATTATGAAGTTTAAGGACGATGAACACTTTGGCGGCAGAGTTTCAGCCGAAAGCGACTTTGGCGACGTTGAGTTAGACAACGAGGACGACGAAGATTTGTAAGCCTTTTTAGTTGTTTGCCATAAGGTTTAGATTTTAAGACGCGCCCCGGCTACCGGGAAGATGTGGTAGCCGGGGCAGTAAAAAAAAGAAAAGCGTATGACTATCGTACTTTTAAGTATCATAATCCTGTTATCGGTTGCACTTGTTACCGTAGTAAGGCAAAAGCAGCAGCCCGTAAAGGACACGAAGCCCAAGGGCGACGAACTGATAAGCCGGTATATTATTACCAGGCTTACGCAGCAGAACTTTATTAAGGCGGTTAATATCGTCATGGACTTAGTACAGACAGAGGGCGCAGACATTGAAGTTATCTACGATAATCAGGTAATCTTTAACGGTTACATTGATATAGACGAAAACGGCAATAATAGGCCCCATTTCTACTACAATAAAAAAGTATTAGACGCTAACGGCATCATTTACAAATAAAGCACTATGACACAGAAAACAGACAATAACGAGCCGTTGACTATAGACGTTGCGACCGAAGCCGTAGAAGCGGAAATAGGCGTTACCGTCGAGTTATGGAAAAAGGAGCGTAAGGCGGCATCCGACAAACTGGAGAAAGGCCGTAGACTAAAGCGCACACCCTTTGAGGCTATCGAGGAAAAGGGCTACTTAGACCCTAAGACGATGTACGACGAATATCAAAGAATCCAAAACCGGGAATCGCGTTTGTCGGCATCCGAGAGAGAGGTTATTTGTGGCATCGTAGAAACGGCTATGCGTACCGTCTTTGCCCGTAAGATTGACGAGGCGAGAAAGGCCGGAGAGGTTAAGCCCGGAATCCAAAAGAAAAAGAGAACCAAGAAAGCAACCCCTAAAGCAAAGAAGTAATGCGAGAATTAGGAATAGACATAGAAACGTACAGCAGTAACGATTTGGTTAATTGTGGCGTTTACAAGTACGTTGAGGCCCCGGACTTTGCTATATTGCTTTTCGCGTATAGTGTTGATGGCGGGCCGGTGCTTTGCGTTGACTTAGCACAGGGCGAGAAATTGCCCGACGATGTATTTGCAGCCCTGACAGACCCGGACGTTATCAAGACCGCGTTTAACGCCGCCTTTGAAAGAATCTGTATTAGCGTCTATTTCTTTGGGGGTAAACTCTTAGACCCGGCGCAATGGCGTTGCACGATGGTATTAGCCGCCCGGATGGGCTTACCGCTTTCGTTGGGGCAATGCGGCGAGGTGCTACGTTTGGCAGAGGGCAAAATGACAGAGGGTAAAGCCCTGATTAGATACTTTAGCGTACCCGCGCCAAAGACAGGCAAACGGCATCTACCAAGCGACGCGCCCGACAGGTGGCAGGTATTCAAAGAGTACAATATTAGAGACGTTGAGGTAGAACAAGCCATTAAGAAAAAGGTACAGCGTCTAAAGCCCGCCGCCTTTGACGAAGATTTGTACGTAGCCGACCAAGAAATTAACGACCGGGGCGTGATGATAGACCGCGTTTTGGTAGATGCAGCCGCCCGGTTTGACGAAGAGTATAAGGCCGAACTACTGAAACAGGCGCAGCAGCTTACCGGCATGGATAACCCCAACAGCCCGGCGCAGATTAAGGATTGGCTACACAAGGTAACGGGCTTTACCGTTGCAAGCCTCAACAAAGCCAACTTAGACGATTTGGATAAGAAACTTATCTATTGGCCCAAGGCGCAGCAGGTTTTGGCTATACGCCGGGAAATGGGTAAGACCTCTAACAAGAAATACGAGGCTATGCAGAAATGCGTCTGCAACGATGGCCGAATACATGGACTTTTGCAGTTTTGCGGCGCAGCACGTACAGGCCGATGGGCCGGTAGGTTGGTACAGGTGCAGAACCTACCGCAAAACCATTTGGAGAGTTTGGACTACGCCCGCAGTTTAGTACGTCAGGGCGACTTAGAAGAGTTTGAACTAAACTACGGTAACGTCACTTTCGTACTTAGCGAGTTGATACGCACGGCGTTTATTGCCGCGCCCGGCCACACTTTCCACGTTTGCGACTTTTCGGCTATCGAGTGCAGGGTTATTGCATGGTTGGCCGGTGAAGAATGGGTATTAGACGTTTTCAGGACTAACGGCGACATCTATTGCGCCAACGCCTCTAAGATGTTCAAAGTACCCGTAGAGAAGCACGGACAAAACGCGGAACTACGCCAAAAGGGAAAGATTGCTACTTTGGCTTTGGGCTACGGTGGCGGCGTTTCGGCTTTGGAAGCGATGGGCGGTAGCCGGTTAGGACTTACCGAAGCCGAAGAAAAACAGATTGTAGCCCTTTGGCGTGACAGCAACCCGCGTATAGTCAAGATGTGGAGCGTTATAGAAAGGGCGGCTTTGACGGCCATTAAGACCGGCGAGAGCGTAACGGTATATCGTAATATCGTTATCGGCAAGCGTTGGGGTATGCTTACTATTACGTTACCGTCAGGGCGCACTATCTGTTACCCACGCGCTGAAATAGGCACAGAGTATAACGATGGATGGCGAGGCGACCACGAAATAATAGAGTACGAGGGCCTTAACCAGACTACGAAGAAATGGGGCAAGGTACGTACCTACGGCGGTAAACTTACCGAGAACATAGTACAGGCCGTAGCCCGTGACATCTTAGGCATCGTAATACTACGCGCCAAGGCCGCAGGGCTTAACGTGGTTTTCCACATTCACGATGAAATAGTAGTAGAGGCCACGCCCGACCAAACTTTGGCCGACGTTGAGGCCCTGTTTAGCAAACCGATTGAATGGTGCAGAGACCTACCCCTGAAAGGCGCAGGGTACACTACACCGTACTATCTGAAAGACTAACAATTAAAACTTAGGAAATATGAAAGAAGATGCAAAAGATTTGGCCGGTTGTAGTTTAGGCTGTTTCGGCGTTATTATCGCTGCCCTGATAGTCGTAGACTTAATCGTTTTGGGTATCAAGTCCGCTATATGGCTTTGGAATTTGTAGACGTAAAACGGTAGAAACGACGTAGGCCGCGAGAAAAGCCGCAAGGTGATAAACTATACACCCGACGCGAGAAACGCGCTTAGAGCGAGAATTTAACGAAATATTAACAATTAAACACCCTGAAAGAATGGAATCAAAGGAAATTGAGGCTCAAATTGAGCAGACAAACGCGCAGATTAACGATTTGCGAGGCAAAAAAGCAGACCTGTTGCGCCAACTCAAAGAGGCCAAGCAGGTAGAGTTTGAGGCACAGCACGGCGTTAAGTCAGGCGACAGAATCCAAACCAAAAAAGGCGAAGCATACTACTATGATAGTTTCGGTATTGACGCTATCGGATTTGTGGTTATCTTTTGCCACCCGGTTAAGAACGATGGCACACCAAGCAAGGCCGTAAGGCATCTTTCGGAAAGCGATTTTTGAAACCCTCTAAATTTGGAAGATATGGAAGAAAAAGTAAAAGTTTGCGTAGAAGTTAATAAGCAGTTTATCCGCGAAGTCATGGTAGCGGTAGGCATTACAGCCGCCGACCCCAAGGCCGCTAACAAGTTGCTCGAAAAGATGGGTAACGAAATTGTCTTAGACGAAGCAATGATAGACGATGAAGATAAAAGCAAGGAAATGCGATTTACCTTTGCGGCTATTGCTATCGGTGCAGCGGCTAAGATGGTAGACACGGAAGAGACAGCAGAGAAACAAAACCCTAAAGAATAAAGCATTATGACAGAGAACCAAGAATTAAAGTTGCAACTTTTGGATAAGTTCGCAAACATCGAAAAGCCGGAAACGGTAGACTTTTGTAAGGCCGCTTTCGATTGGATAACCGAAGAGCCGATAGCAAAGCCAAAGGCCCCGGTAAGGGATGGAATAGCCAACGGCCCTTGCGGTATCATGGAAGAGTTACCCGATGGCATCTACTACGTTTTGGCCGACGGCAGCGTAGTACCGTTCATTCCCGATATGGGCGTAGATGGCAGCTTAGACGGTAGCCAAGTAAGATACGTAGGTATTAAGTGGGGTAGCCGTAGCCTCAAAGTGGCTTTGCACGACGCAGCAGATGGCGAAGAGATTACGCTAACGTCAGGTAAGGACATAACCAAATACGACGGTTACAAAGATAACTATTTGGACGCGGTAGCCGATTGGAACGGCAAAGCCAATACCGAACACCTGAAAGCCATTGGACTTAATAAGGAAATCGTTTTGGCCGACGGCGAGTATATCCCAAGTTTGGGCGAAATGTACCTTATCTATCTGAATCGTAAGGCACTTAATCAGGCTTTGGAACTGATAGGCAGCGACCCGATTAAAGGCGATTGGTATTGGACTTCTACCGAGCTCAGCGCGTCGGGCGCCTGGCTTCTGTACCTCAACTACGGCGGCGCCTTCAGCGGCACTAAGGCTTCGTACACGCTTCACGTTCGGCCCGTCTCAGCATTTATTAGTTAGTTCTTAATTGTTACACTTTAATCTTAGCCCGGCGAAAGCCGGGCCACTAAAAAGCAAAATCGTATGAACATAATAAACCAATTCAGAAGAAAAGCCCGTATCGTAGAGGAAGTTTGCGACACCCGGTATTTGCAGGCAGCACAGGAAGCCGAATACCACGTACCGCAGACAGATACGGACTACCCGGTTTACTTAACCGTGAAAGTTCAGGTAAAGGTAGCGTTTGTTTGGGTTACGGTATGGGCTGAAAGTTGCGACATAACCGACGGAGACACGCGGCCACACATTCTTAAACGTGCAAACCGATTGCACAGAATTTTGGAGGGCAAAGAACATGGATAAGCAGAAGAAACGCCCGGAGTGGGTGCAGTTAGAATTATTCCCCGAAATGAAAACCCCACAGGGGGGGGAGCAGTCAGTAACCAACAAAAGTAAAACCGCCAATGGATAATGAACTTTGCGGCACTTGTATATCTTACGAGCCGGATAAGGCAAGAACCGGCGTAGGAGAGTGCATAATATCAGGTTGTCAGGTATGCGAGTGCCAACAAAGTTGCATAGATTGGCGTAACGGAGGGCCTGACTATGAACGAGAACAAAAAGTATTGCGTAACGGCAATTAACAGACTAACCGGCCAACGTGAAATCATATCCGGGGCCTGTAGCAAGGAAAACGCCGATGCTATCCGCGCCCGCATGATGGCCACTAAGCCGGGAAAGAGACCCTACACCTACCCGCTAACGGTAGAGTACCCGAAACAACTTAATTTATTTACAAAGCAGTTAGATTTATGAATTTTCAGATAGACAGGAATACACTATTACGAGCGTTGGAACGGACACGTAACGCCGTAATCACATACCGCGAAACTTATAAGCAAGGCGGTTGGTTTGATGTGTTTAAGTGCTACATATTTACGGCTGATTGCGACCAACTCACTATAGAAACGAGCAACAGCGAAATTTATATGCGCGAGACGGTAAGCATAGGAAACCCGACAGCGGATAAAAAGACGTTTGCCGTTAATGCCAAGCAACTTATATCGGCCATTAAGTCGTTAGACGGCCAGAGTTTAGAGTTTGACGTATTGGAATACCAGGTTATCGTCAGGCACTCAATAGGTAGTTTTGCTTTGCCTATATTTGAGGGCATCGAGGACTACAGCGCACGAAGAAAACCGGCCATTAACTACGACACGGCGCAGCATATCGAAATGGAAGCACCGGGGTTACGCTCTATCCTGAATCGCCTTGCGTTTGCAATGGCCGACGATGATTTACGCCCGGTAATGAACGGTATAATAATTAGCATGAAAAAGGAGCATACCGATTTCGTAGCATCCGACGGCCACGTATTAGCGAAAATCCGTAAGCAGTCTATTACGACAGAGAAACCGGCAGACGTTGTTTTGCCGCGCCGTATTATCGGTATTTTGCAAAAGGTACTACCGACTACCGGCTTTGTCGAAATGGACTTTAACGCTTTCGATGTGAATTGGCCAACCGACAGCAAAGAGCCACAGCCCGCCCCGGTATATCAGATTATCGTAGACGGTTTGACCATTGTAGGCCGACCGATAGAAGGCCGCTACCCTAACTACGACAGCGTGATACCTACGCAGTTTAGCAAAGGTTTTACTACCGACCGCGTAGCCCTGATAAAGTCGTTAGAGCGACTTAGCCAATTCACGAACAATTCAGGGCTAATTACTATATACCTGAATAATGGCAGCGTAAAGATGGATGCAGCCGATTACGATTTTTCACTTTCGGCTACCGAGGTTTTGCCCTGTAGTTACTACGGCGAGCCGTTCAAATTTGGTTTGCAAGATTTCCGTTTAATCAAGTTGCTAAAAAGCATAGTTGCGGCTACAGAGGCTACGTTTAGAATCGTAGACCAAAGCCGGGCGATTATCATTGAGCCGGGAGTGCAGCCATTGAGCGAAGAAATAACTATGCTGTTAATGCCAATGTTAATAAGAGACTAATCCCCGGAGCGTATGCGTAAAGTAGATATAAACCGCCGTTACAGGAGTTGCGCGATATATTGCGTAACAATAGGCCGTAAGAATGATGGCCGGGGCCATATTACGTGGAAAGCCCTTGAAGAAAGATTTGGTATAGGTTGGGAATCTTTGACCAACGAACTAAAGGTAAATGGCATATTGCACGGCACGGTAGGTTATATGTACCTAACGCCGCGTTGGGCGGCTATGACAGCAGCGGAGCAGATGGAAGAAATAAAGAAGATTTACCCTTATCCCTATAACGAAAGATGATTGTACTTAGTTTATTCGACGGCATGAGTTGCGGACAAATCGCTTTGCGCGAATTGGGCGTTACGATAGAAAAATACTACGCAAGCGAGGTAGATAAGTTTGCTATTGCTAACACGATGGCCAACTTTCCCGACACGGTGCAGTTAGGTGACGTGCGAGATATTGACGCTACGGCGTTAGGACATATCGACTTACTGATAGGCGGTAGCCCGTGCCAAAGTTTTTCCTTTGCCGGGAAACGCGCCGGTATGAGTACCAAGACTAACGAAAAGATACTGACTTTAGACAGATACCTGGAGTTGAAGAAACAAGGCTTTGAGTTTGAGGGCCAAAGTTACCTGTTTTGGGAATATATCAGAATCCTACAGCAAGTCAGGCAGACCAACCCCGGCGTTTTCTTCATGCTCGAAAACGTGGAAATGGGTAAACGGTGGGAAAGCGTCATAGACGAAGCGATAGGCGTTAGAGGCGTACACATTAACAGCGCGTTAGTATCGGCACAGGTAAGAAAGCGTATCTATTGGACTAATATACGTACATTCCAAAGTACGATGTTTGTACCGCCTGACAGCGCGATACCGCAACCAAAAGACAGGGGTATTTTGCTAAAGGACATCTTAGAAACAGACGTACCGCAACGCTACTACCTGAAACCCGAAGTAGTGCAGAAACTCTTAGCCCACAGCGAGAGGAACAAAGAGGCCGGTAACGGCTTTGGTATGAAGCCACGCGGGGGGGGGAGAAAATGAACGCTCTTAGAGTTGGCGGCAGATATGTTTACGACTTAGTATTAGTTGAACATGAAAGAGTTTGTAAAGATGGACTACAAAGGCAGAGTTTCACCGAACCAGGACAAAGCAAATTGCCTATCGACTAAGAACTATCATAGCGACATGGATTTGATTTGTGTAGCCCAAAGAGGACATGAGTACAGAGGCGAACCCGCGCACTTTATACCCAGTACCCAACCCGGTAAGACGAATTGCCTTACGACGGTAGCAAAAGACAACTTGATATTACAACGGCCACGCGGAGCGAACAAAGGCGGCTTACACGTAGACAAATCGCCGACGTTATCCGCTAACGCATGGGAACAAAATAATTTAGTGGTGCAGATGAAAGAAGAAAGTGTAAAGCAGATAAACCCAAGCCGGGAAAGTGGAGGTACACAGCCCCGGCAGCAAAACCGCGTATATGATGCAGACGGGCAGGCCCCGGCGTTGATGGAGGGCCACGGCGGCAGAACCATTAACGTATTAGTGGGGGGGGATGCAACCGAAGCAGTCATAAGACGGCTAACCCCTACGGAATGTGCGCGATTGCAGACTATCCCGGATTGGTACAAATGGGAAGTTTCCGAGACACAGCAATACAAAATGTTAGGTAACGGTTGGACGGTTGAGGTTATAAAGCATATACTTTCGTTTCTACCTGAAAACCTAAAAAAGTGATGGCTTATGAAAGAGATAGTTTTTAGTCACAAAATAAGTGAATCAATGAATAGCGGTTTTGTCAAAATACTGCAAGATAAGTTGATGAACGAAGAAAGACCGTTTGAAATGCGTATGCGCAGAATCGTAAGCGGTATTTGGGAAGTGGAAATATACACCGACGGCGAGAACTACCAACATTTCAGGAACTTGTTAAAGGAGTTAGTGTAATGGGTACGATTGAACTTAGCCACGATTTCGCTTTGGATATAGCGACAGCGCACAGCCGCCTATCTAAGAAGTGGAAAAACAAAAAGTGGCAATGGAGCGACTTAGTACGCCGATGCAGCCAGACGAAGCGCACCGACGAAAGCGTAGGTGAATACCTGAAAATGACCAAACAGGAACAAGCCGACATTAAAGACGTGGGCGGCTTTGTGGGCGGTTATCTTTCAGGCGGTACACGCAAAACGGCTAACGTGATGTGGCGTAGTGTGGCCACGCTTGATATAGACTACGGCACGGCCAGCGTTTGGGATGATTTCACGATGCAGTTTGGCTTTGCCGCTATGCTATACAGCACCCACAAGCACACCCCGGAAAAGCCGCGTCTAAGGTTGGTGTTTCCTCTATCCCGGAACGTAAAGCCAAACGAATACGAGCCGCTTTGCAGAAAGATAGCCGACACGTTGGGTATAGACCTATTCGACATAACGACGTATCAGTTACCGCGCCTATTCTATTGGCCGAGTACGAGCCGAGACGGTGAGTTTATATTTGAGTATCAGGACGGCCCCGCTTGCGACGTGGACGCGATACTAAAGACCTACGTAAACCCGTTTGACGTATCAGAATGGCCGATGGGTAGCCGTGAGACCGAAGCCGTAGCCCACGAACTACGCAAGGCGGGCGACCCGTTGGAAAAGCCCGGACTTATCGGCGCGTTTTGCAGGGCCTACACCATAGAAGATGCTATAGATACGTTTCTGCAAGATGCTTACGTAAAGACGGGTACAGATGGCCGCTATACGTACAAGTTGGGTAGCGTTGCCGCCGGTTTGGTTTGCTACGAGGGAAAGTTTGCCTACAGCCACCACGAGACAGACCCGGCGAGTATGCAGCTTTGCAACGCTTTCGACCTTTGCCGTATTCACCTTTTCGGCGTACACGACGAGGGTAGCCGGGTAACTGACATAACCCGTTTGCCGTCGTACCTGAAAATGCAGGATTTCGCGGCCAAAGATAAGACCGTGCGCGTATTGCTTACCAAGGAACGCCGCGCCGATGCTGAAAGCGATTTTGCCGACGTGGATTTAGACGAAGCGGAAACCCCGGAAGAGGCTAACACGGATTGGATGGCAGATTTAGAGTACGACCGTAAGGGAGCGATTAAGTCTACGGCCAAAAACATTATCTGCATTATCGAGAATGACCCGCGCCTAAAAGGGCATCTTTGGCACGACCTGTTTAGCGGCTTTGATTTGGTTAAGGGCGGTTTGCCGTGGGATAAGAAAGCGACCCAATGGGGAAACCGCGACGATGCTAACTTACGCATCTACTTAGAAGAGAACTACGGCGTAACCGGCAAAGATAAGATTAAGGATGCAAAGGACGCGGTATTTACCCGCCGCCGGGTGCATCCGATACGCGACTACCTGAATAGTCTAACGTGGGATGGTACGCCGCGCCTTGATACGCTTATAGTAGACTACTTAGGCGTTGAAGATACCGCGCTTAACAGGGCTATGACCCGAAAACACTTTACCGCCGCCGTAGCCCGCGTTATGAATCCCGGTTGTAAGTACGACTATTGCCTGATTGTGACCGGGGCCGAGGGCATAGGCAAATCTACCCTGTTTAGCGTGATGGGCGGCGAGTGGTTTAACGACAGCCTGGTAACGATGGAGGGTAAAAGCGGTATGGAACAAGCGCGAGGCGGTTGGGTAATAGAGTTGCCCGAATTGGGTAGTATCAAACGAAGCGACGTAGAGCAGGTGAAAGCCTATATAAGCCGTCAGGATGATACCTACCGGCCCGCCTACGGTACGGTAACGGAAAAGCACCCGCGCCAATGTATATTTTGCGGTACGACCAACGAAACGTATTTCCTGAAAGGCGACACGGGAAACCGCCGCTTTTGGGTTATGGCCGCTGATGCTGACAGGCGTAAGCATAACGACGTTAAAGCCGACCTGATGGCAGAGCGTGACCAAGTTTGGGCCGAGGCCGTAGAGCGTTGGAAAGAGGGCGAAAAACTCTACCTACCCGCCGACATGGAAACGGAGGCAAGGCACAGGCAAGCCGAGTATAACGACGATGCAGACGACCCGGTTAAGGATATGCTTTTGGCTTACCTTGACATGAAGTTACCGGGAGAGTGGCAGACGTGGGATTTGAAACGCCGACGCGCCTACATTACCGACCCCGACCCGTTAGACCAAACCGGCACGGAAGAGCGTACCAGAGTTTGCGCCGCAGAGTTCATTTGCGAGAGGTTAGGCCGCGATATGGGCGATAAGGAATACAAATACTTAGCCCGTAGGGTTTGCCGCCTCATAGACGATTTACCCGGTTGGGAGCGTATGGGCGTATCGAAACACGCCGCCGCGATTTATGGAGTACAGAAGTCATTTAGAAAGTTATTCGATTATGAAGAAAACGACGATATTTAACCCCGGAATCGGTAAACCGAACTTTGGTTTACCTTTGAGTTTCGGTTTACCAAAAAATGTTAATGCCGGTAAACCAAAAAATTTCGGTTTACCTTTGGTTTACCGTTTAGTTTACCGCGAAACACCTTTGTATAAAGGCGGTTTAATAAAAGTAAACCAAGTAAACCAAGAGTTTATAAAAGAGTTTGTGATTATAGTATTAAACGGGAATAAGAGCATTAACGCGAGCGCGTGCGCGAGACCAAACTAATATTACGTATAATGTTATAGAGTTTAAGTTTACGGTTTATAGTATGAAAAAAGGTATTGAAAACATAGTCAGACATTCCGAGGTATCGGAAAAGGAAATAGAGAAATATTTGTGCAAGCGAATGAAAGAAATTGGTTTGCTATGCCTCAAATATTCAAACCCGAATGAAACCGGCTACCCGGACAGGGTGATAGTGTTACCGGCCTCACAATGTATGTGGGTAGAGTTGAAGAGCAAAGGGCGCAAGCCGTCTAAAGTTCAGGAACTACGTATAGCAGAGTTGAAGAAACTAAAGCACGTTGTTTGGGTGATTGATAATAAGCCCTTAGTCGATGAATTGACAGAGGAACTAAAGAAGTGGTTAGCCGACAACGAGGCCGAGTTTGAAAAGTACGAGACAAAAAAAATACAAACCCAAAATTAGCGTTATGATTTTCAGACCTTACGAATATCAGCAAACAGCGATAAAGTGGATTTTGAAAAATCCGCGTTGCGGCCTATTCCTTGATATGGGTTTGGGTAAGACGGTTAGCACCCTAACCGCTATTCAGGAACTTATAGACGATTGCGAGATTAGCCGTACCTTAGTCGTAGCACCTAAGAAAGTAGCCGAAACCACATGGACTACAGAGGCCGAGAAATGGGAACACCTGAAAGGCTTAACGGTTGCAAAGGTGATGGGTACGGAGAAACAACGTAAGATGGCGTTGGCATCCAAGGCAGACGTTTACGTTATAGGCCGTGATAGTTTCGTTTGGTTGGTTGGCCTCTACGGTGGTAATCTACCCTTTGACGTTTTGGTTATAGACGAACTTACGAGTTTCAAAAGCAGTAAGTCGAATCGCTTTAAGGCTATGCGTATGGCCACGCCTACCGTTAGCCGCGTTATCGGCCTGACAGGTACACCAGCACCTAACGGCCTGATAGACCTTTGGGCGCAGATGTATTGTTTGGATATGGGCGAGCGTTTGGGTAAGTCAGTAACTAAGTACCGGGAAACGTACTTTGATACCTATAACCGAAATGGCATTACCCTACGTTGCGACATTAAGAAAGGTTGCGACGATATTATACGGCGTAAGATTGCCGATATATGTTTGTCGATGCAGGCCAAAGACTATCTGCAATTACCCGACCTGTTAGTGCATACTATCCGGGTGCAGCTTTCGCCGTCTGTTATGACAGCGTACACGAAGTTTGAACGGGAAAAGGTTTTGGAGTTTCAAGACGAACACGCCGGGGAATCCGCAAACATCTTAGCCAACAGCGCAGCGGGCTTAATGAATAAGTTAAGTCAGTTTGCCAACGGTGCAATATACGACGAAGATAGAAACGTGCATGAAGTACACGACGAAAAGTTAGACAGGTTAGCCGAGATAATAGAAGCGGCCAACGGTAACAGCGTATTGGTTTTCTATCAGTTCAAACACGACGTAGACCGCATCGTTAAGAAACTGAAAGGCTATACCGTGAAAGTCTACAAAGACGAATCGGAGTTAAAGGAATGGAACGCGGGAAAGATTGACGTACTATTAGCGCACCCGGCATCTACGGCCTTTGGCCTGAATATGCAAGCCGGTGGCCACTACATAGTTTGGTACGGTACAGGTTGGAACTTAGAGTTATTCCAACAGGCCAACGCCCGCCTACACCGTCAGGGCCAGCAGTACCCGGTACAAGTCTACAAGTTGGTTTGTGCCAACACCGTAGACGAAAGAGCCGTAGCCGCTTTGGAAAATAAGAAAGGCGTACAACAAAGTTTGTTGGATAGTCTTAATTACCTGATAAGAAAGCATAGTGCAGCAGTTAAGTAACAACTAAACAATATACGACGATGGCGAAAGATAAAGACTACGTTAGCATGATACACAAAAACAGGTGGCTACGATTGCGTAAGGCCAAACTTACGAGTAACCCGCTTTGCGAGAGGTGTAAGGAAAACGGCATAACCAAAGAGGCTACCGAAGTACACCACGTAACGCCCGTAGAAGATGGATTGACACAGCGAGAGAAAGAAACGCTTATGTACGATATTCACAATTTACGGAGTTTGTGCCACGATTGCCACGTACTTACTCATACTGAAATGGGCCGTAGTGGTAAGGCACACGCGAAACGTCGGGCATCCGAGCAGATGGCGCGTTTTTGTAAAAAATTTCTCATTTGTTTAATATTGTTAAAAATGTTAAAGGGGGCGGTCATTTTTTAACACTCCCTACCCCGGTCGAACCTCGCCCATCCCTTTCTCCATGCGTGAGTAGTTTTTTGAGGCTGTGGGGGTAAGCCGGTTTTAGTTAGTACGATTTTGAATTATGGAAAAAAGACGTAGAATAAGCAAGGCCGACGTTTCGGTTATGGCCGTTGAAGAAATACAACTGCAAAGCCTGGACTTTGGCGACGTTGGGTTAGAGTTGAAAGACCTTAACCTAAATTTCTTCGACGTGAACGGGAAACAAAAGTATTCAGAGGAAACCCGCTACCTGAAACCGAAAGTGTACGTTAAGCCCAAAGGGTTTTACGCCTGCGAAAACGCGGTCAAACTTGCCCGTGAATTGCGGTTAGACTTTGGAGAGCGTGCCGACGTAGTGGTTAATGGCAGTTTCATATTTGGCGACTTTATAGAAGCCTATTTGATAGCACAGAAAGCCGTCTGCAAACGCATGATAGTATCTACGCTTTCGCTATCAGAAAACAACGTCGATAGTTTTCATAACCTGATGGCTAAAGGTTGGATAGAGCGATTAGACTTAGTGATTAGCCACTATTTCTATAGCCACGAAAGATATAAGTTAATTCCTTACGTCTACAAGCGTTTGGATATAGACGATAAATTTCAAATGGCCGTCGCTTTCGTTCATACCAAGGTGATAGCCTTTGAGACACGCGGAGGCCGTAAGATAGTGATACACGGTAGCGCGAATTTGCGCAGTAGCGGTAACGTAGAGGCTTTCACCATCGAAGAAAACCCGGAGTTATACGATTTCTACGTAGGCATCTACGACGGTATAATAGAGCGGTATGCCACCGTTAATAAAGTTTCTAATCGCCGGGAACTTTGGCAGGAGATAGGAGGCGAAAAGTCTAACAAAAAAAATCCGTAAACGCTATGAGCAACCAAGCAGGAAACGGACACACCGGCAGCGGTGGGAGTGGCGGCAGCGCAGCGTCAAATCGTTACGACGATATGCCGTTTGCCGCGCCGTCAGGTGGAGGCGCAGACGTGCCGTTTTAATCCGGGGAGCGGGCCTAATACGCCCGCACCCTTAATAGTTGAATAAGTAGCAAAATATAATTGATATGGCGAAACGTAAGATGAACCCTAATAGTTTGGCAAATTTGGAAAAGCGCAAGCCTTTTCAGAAAGGCCAGATTACCAACCCGAAAGGCAGACCCCGAAACCGCGTACCTGAATACCGGGAAAAACTTATGGGGCCTGATAAGGCCAAGGCGTTTCAGGGTATTAGCCGCGATGAATATTTTTCGTGGTACGAAACCCTGTTAGCCCTGAATATTGACGAACTGAAAGACTTAGAGAGCAACGCCGAAGTACCGATGTTTGTAAAGACCTACGCCCGCGCAATGGTAGCCGATATGAACGCCGGGCGCACTACGACGGTGGATAAGATGGTAGACCGCATAAATAACCGTTCAGAGCAAAACAGAGCCAAGGAAAGCGGCAGCGTAGATTTGGCCTACGACAGCGGAACGGCAGAGGCTACGGCGGCTATTCAGAAGCGTATCGGGTATAAAAAGCAGTATATTGTTAAGTTGCTCAAAAAGCAAGGCAAATACACGTCTGAAATGGCTTTGCAAGCCACCATTACGGCGCAACTCATGGTAAGGACTGAAATACTTGCAGAGGAAATTTTTAGTTGTGGTCACAAAGCCGTAAACGTAGAGATTTCCCGCGAGGGTAACAACCGCGAGAGTATCAGCCCCAAGGAAAAACTATACTTAGACCTGACAACGCAGACGCAAAAGGCGTTGAGGGCTTTAGGTATGAATACCGATAGCAAAGACCGTAAGACCCCGGAGAGCGACGGCCTTACTAAACTCATGGAAGAATTTTCTAACGATAACGACGATTAAATATGAAGAAAATATATATTAGCGGCCCGATTAGCGGATTAGAACGCAGCGAGTATTTGGCACGTTTTGCCAAGGCCGAAAGCCTGTTGGCCGATAACGGCTACCGGGTAGTGAATCCCTGTAAGTTTTTGGTTTGCCGTTGGCAATGGCTTTACAGGTTGGTAGGTTACAACGTCGCATTATGCTACGACCTTTGGCAGCTTTCCCGTTGCGATTACATCTACCTTTTGCCCGGTTGGAAAGACAGCAAAGGCGCAACTATCGAAAGTTTCTTTGCATGGCATATTGGCGTTTACCGCCTGACTGAAAAGGAGCGTAAGCCGGTAGACCTGAAAATGGCCAAGTGGATAGCCCGGCGCGAAAAGAGCAAAATAATTGCGCCTGATATACCAAGACCTGAAATAAAATAAGAGTATGACACAGGAAGAGAAAGCCAAGAAAAGGCAACTTAAAGACGAAGTAGCCGCCGAGTTACAGGCTAACCGCGATAATTACCTTACCCGCTATAGTTATGCGCTTACAGAGACCGACAAGCGTATGACAGACTACGTTTTGAGCGTTATAGATAATCCCGACGGCCATAACCTCTACGAGTTATTGAAGATACGCCGGTTTTTTCAAATGCTCGATAAGTGGGTTTGGAAGCCCAAGCGCGTAAAGAAGAAAATCAGGCTTTACGAGAAATTGAAGTTTAGCGGAACGTCCGGGCGTAGGCGTTACAAACTAACGCCGGTGCAAGTCTTTCAGATGGCTAATATTTTCGGCTTTGCCCGTCCTGATGGCCGTAGGCTTATCCGTATCGTCTACATATTCGTACCGCGAAAGTTCAGTAAAACGACATTTGCGGCGTTTTTGGCCGTTGACGATATGCTGTTTGGTGACTATAACGCAGAAGCCTACGTAGGGGCCAACTCTTACGACCAGGCGAAAAAATGCTTTAACGAAGTCAGGCACATAATGTTTGACTTAGACCCGCGCCAAAGGCATTTCAGAATTAACCGTGAAACGGTGACGTTCAGAGACCGGGGCCGGGAGAGTTTAGCGCAGTGCCTTACGTCCAACGCGCAGACCAAAGACGGCCTGTTTGCATCGTTGGCCATTATAGATGAATATTCACAGGCGAGAGACACGGCCAACAAGTCAGGCGCAGACCTAAAGAATACGCTTACGTCCTCTATGGGGCCACGCCGTAACCCGCTAACGGTTATCATTACGACGGCCAGCGACGTAATAGAGGGGCCGTGCTACAATGAATTGGAGGGCGTTAAGAAGATATTAGAGGGCGAGGGCGAAAACGACTATATGTTTGCCGACTTGTTTATGCCCGACGTAGACGATGAAGAGGGCGACCCGGCCACATGGTCAAAGGTGCAGCCCCATTTGGGTATTACGGTGCAAGATGATTACTACGAAATAGAATGGAAGAACGCCCAACTATCAGCCGAAAATATGTTGGTTTTCCGTACCAAGTTGCTTAACATATTTACCATTAACGAGGTTAAAACATGGTTTGGCTTTGAAGATGCTAACGACCTGTTAGGCGACTTTGATATAGACCACGTAACCGGGCATCCTGATTGCGCCGTAGCCTTTGACCTATCCGTGCATGATGATTTCAGCGCAGTATCTTATACCGTCTATTCCAAGGAAACAAAGCGTTTCTATTGCCACACAGACTACTATTTTCCCATTGGCGCGTTAAAGGGGCATCCCAACGAACAACTATACCGTATTTGGCACGAAGCGGGCCACCTGATATTTACCAAGGGAAAGCGCATAGACGTTAGACGTATTGCCGACGATATTATACGGCGTACTAAGTTGGTTAAGATTATCCGTATAGGCTACGACGGGTATAAGGCAAAGGACTTAGTTAATATCCTATCTACCGCCGGAGCGTCCGGGGTGCTGATACCTTACGGCCAGACCTACGGCAATTTTAACCTACCCGTAGAATCGTTTGAAATGTTAGCCTACGCAGAACCGGCGCAGATAGTCTTTAACAACAACCCTATTAACGTCTATTGCCTGACTAATTGCGTTATAGATGAAGATAGGTTGGAAAACAAAAAGCCTTTGAAGATTTCGCAGTACCGCAAAATAGACGGTACGATAACTATGCTAATGACTTTAGGGCAACTTTATTCTTATGAGCGATAACAGGAACGGCGGGCATCTAACCCGCCGTCTTTAATCGTCTATTTCGTAGCCCCGTTGGTTTAGTACCTTTTTGGCTTTGCCTTTGATGGCCTTATAAACGCCGTCTTTGCGTTTAACGACAAGTCCGAGGCTTTCCAACTTTAGTAGTATTTGGTCAATATACCAAGTTGGCAAGTTCTTACAAAAATCCCTTTCCGCTAATTCTTGCAGGGTGCAGGGAATCCAATACAGGGAGGCCAGCACGTCGTAACGATATTGCAGTAATTCACTACTCATACGCGCTTATTGTTGGCAGTCGCTAAGATTTGCTTTGCGCTGATATTCCGAAGCCCGGTAGTCTAATTCGTCGGCGATTTCCTCTAAAGGTACGTCGCTAAATTCGTCTAACACGGCATCCAATCTTTGCCTTAATTCGTCTATCCTTTTCATACACCTGTAATTTTAAGTGGTTTGCCACAATGCGGGCAGCTTATAGTAACGCCCGTAGCCGGTATAACGTCGGCAGGGCTAACGAGTAATTGCCAAACGGGTACGCCCAAGGCTATCGCAATTTTTTCAAGTGTGGCCGTAGTCAGGGAATCAGCCTTAACCATTTGTTTAACCGCTGACAGGCTTACGCCCATTTTGGCGGCTAATTCAGGTTGGGTAAGGTGCTTTTCTTTCAAAACCTGTTTTATTCTCATTTTCTGCAAATATTTTGAATTTTGGTGCAAAAATACGGCTTTTTTCTCAAAGTATAGCGTTTTCTGTACTAAATTATGTTAATAGACAGAAAAAAGTTACCTAAAAATTTGCAAGAGTACAGAAAAAACTATACCTTTGCAGCAGATTAAATTATTAAGCCCTACGGCAACACGGTTAAGCCGGTAGATATGACAGAGAAAATAACCTCAATCGTTGAGCAGTTAGAGAGCGCAAAGGCCGCTATCGGCGAGAAGTTAGGCAGCAAAGGTTACGTAGTAGCCGGTTACGGCGGCGATACCTACTACGCTTTTGTCGGTGAGGGTAAGGGTTTTCAGGGTGCAGCCCTGACACCTGTAAGCGGCAACCCTGTAATATTCGACACCGAGAAAGCCGCGAAGTACGAAGCCAATAACGGTACGTACAGGAATGGCCGGGGCGACGTTGTGATACTTAAAGTAGTAGAGGCATCCGCGTACTTTGCCAAGATATACGCAGACCTTGAAAAGAATATAGAGTTAGTTAAGGAGTTATCCAAGTAGTAACCGGGCCGGGGCCTGTACCCCGGCCACAAAACCCAAAGAGATATGAAGTTTGAAGAATTACCCGCAGAGGTACAGCAGCAGTTAGCCCAACAGAGGGCAGAGTTAGCAGGTAAGCGCATTAACACCGCCTACCGGGTAGAGTTATACAACGCAGACGGTACGCGCTACATTGAGGCCGCGAGGTGCTGCAAGTCATGGAACGACGATAAGGGCCGCGCTATGCCATTTGGAGGCGGTACGTATTGGACTATCAGGTACGGGGCCGTACAATGGCAGACACGTAAAGACCCGTTGGGCGGCAAGGCTTACGAACTTTGCAACGGCAAGCAGTACGGTAAGAGCCGCAACGGTGTAGAGATACCTAACCGCCTCAACACTAAGAAAGAGGTTATAGCCCTGATTAAGAGTATTGGCATTTTCAAGATTTGAGTATTAACCCGGCGGGGTGCAAGCCCCGCCACAAAAACGTAACATTATGGCAAAGGTAACGCTAAAGCAGAATGGCGATATAGAAGTTAAGGCAGGGGCCTTTTGCCCCCGCGTCGTAGGCACATGGAAGCGCGTTAGCGTTAAGGAACACATGGGTAATACCCACGAAATACAAGAACGCTACCTATACGAAGCGAGATTGAAGAAAGGCGGGCTGTTATACGGAAGCCGTCAGGAATTGGTAGAGCAAATTAAAAAGGCGACGGTATGAGCGAGAATGAGATTAAGCGGGTAATCAGCGACCAGGCGAAAGCCGCCTACCTGAATAAGACCGTAGACTTTGGTACGGAAAAGTTCAAAGTCCGGGGCCTGAAAGTCAGGGCTACGAGCCGGGCAATACCTAAGAGCGACTACGACGATTACGGCGTAGACGAAGATACGGTAAAGTTCTTTATTGTGGAGTTCTACGATAACGCCGACGATTTTTGGGCCACGAATTGCGTTTGCTCTATCCTGACACTAAACGACAAAGGACAGATAGGTAGTGCCGACGTGCCTTACGATTTCGACTACGACGGTACGAGCGCAGATTTTACGATAGCATTTGCAGAGAAAATTAACGAAATTGTGACCGCCGGAAAAAATTAAATTCTTAACAAACTCAAAATTTTACCACGTTGCGCCAAGGTGTACCACGATGCACCTTATCCGATTTTGAACGCCCATAAAATAGGTGTATCTTTGCCGAAAAGATATATCTATTTTTATGGCTAAATGGTGGGATATTTCCCGTATTTGGAAACAACGCGATGAAGTGGTAGAGCAACAGGCCGCACCCGCGCCGCAAGCCAAAACCACGCAACGTACAACCCCGCGCACAGGTGCAGGGCTGCAATTTTTCTACGCCTCTACTGACACCGCGACAGCCGTAGCCACCGTTTACCGTTGTGTGCAGTTGCTTAGTGATAGCGTAGCCGGTTTGCATTTGCAGTACATGAAGTTAAAGGGAGACCGCTACCAAGAGGACAAAAACAACGACCTACATTATTTACTTACCGTACAGCCTCAACCCGAAATGTCAATTTTCGACTTTTGGAGTATGGCCGTTAAGATGATGCTTTTAGACGGTAACGCCTACATCTACCCGCGCAAAGTCAGGGGAGAGATTACCGACTTAGTGCTTTGCGGGCGCAACACGGTAGGCCACGACGCTTTGAATGGTACGTACACCATTTGCGACGCATATAACGGCGTTTACGGTACGTTTAAGGAATCCGAAGTTATACACCTGTATTTACATTCGTCAGATGGGCGTACAGGCGAGAGCGTACTAAGCCACGCCCGCAATACTCTTACTATTGCACAGGCGGGCGACGTTGAGACGGCAAACCGTTTTATCAATGGCGGTAACGTCCGGGGTATTGTCAGCAACGACAAATCGGTAGTAGGCTTTGGCGAGTATGCAGATGAAGAGTTGGAAAAGACAGCCGCCAACTTAGACGAAAGGTTTATGAACGGTGAGCATATCGTAAGTTTGCCCGGTCAGTCCGACTTTAAGCAAATTTCGCTTTCCTCTACTGATATGCAGTTTTTGGAAACCCGTAAGTTTACCGTCCGTGAACTTTGCCGTTTCTTTGGCGTACACCCGTCGTTTGTGTTTGACGATACGAGCAATAACTACAAATCGGCTGAAATGGCCAATATAACGTATTTGTCGTTTTCGTTAGACCCTATCCTGAAACGTATTGAGGCCGAGTTTACACGCAAACTTATACCGCAGTCGCTTTGCTGCAAACGTATTTTCAAGTTTGACCGTAAAGGCATCTACAGCCTTGATTTGCTTTCGTTGGCGAAGTACCAGACAATGACCATTGCAAGCGGCATCTACACCGTAAACGATTGGCGACACATCGAGAACCAGCCCGCAGTCGAGGGCGGCGAAATTACGTTAGTATCTGCAAATCTTATACCGTTGAACGGCGACAAGTTCAAGCCCGGAGGCGGTACAACGAATATAGAAGAAACAAAACCAAGCGAAGAAGATGACGAAGATTAACAAAAGGAGTATCGGATTTGACGTTAGGCTGCAAATCCGGGAAGCCGCCGAGGGCGGCGAGAGCCGTATAATTGAGGGCTACGCGCTTAAATTCGGTGTGCGCAGCCGTCTTTTGTGCGATTGGTGGGAAAACTACTACGAGGTATTAGAACCCGGTTGTATTACCCGTGAGACGTTGGACGCTTGCGACATCATGCTTACGATGTTCCACGACCGCCAACTTATCTTAGGCCGTAGTAAGATGGGCGTTGGCACGTTGCACTACGAAATCGACGAAATAGGTGTTAAGTTTTGGTGTGAAGTACCCAAGACAGCCGACGGCGATAAGGCGTTGGAATTGATTTCACGCGGCGACATTTCGGGATGCTCGTTTATCTACTCTACCGATGAACGGGATAGCGAGAACGCCGTTAGTTACGAGTTGTCAGGTGAAAAGACAGAGGACGGCGACGATATTCTGTTGCGTCACGTTAAGCGTATTGATAAGGTGTACGACTTTACGATTACACCAAAGCCCGCTTACGAGCAGACAACGGTAAGTAAGCGCGAAGTCGAGGAAGCCGGGGTAGTATTCGACAAACCGAAAACTCCCAAGGTTGAAGAGCCTAAGACGATAGACCTTGCAAAGAAACGCGAGGCTATCCGGGTATTGAAAGAGAGAATAAACCGCACCGTTTAGGCGGCGCATATTGTTTAATTTAACCAAGGCAAAAAAGTTATGAGTAAGCCAAAGTTCAATTTCCGCGAAGCCTACGAGCGGATTAGTCAAATCAAAGGCCGCCTTAACGAGATGGCGGAGAATCTCGAAAGTGATAAGGAGCGCGAGGCATACACCGAGGCCGAGCAGGGCGAAATTAAGCAGCTTTCCCGTGAGTTGGATATTCTCGAAATGAAGATTAAGGCCAACACCCCGACTATTGAGGTAATGCGCGAGGAAGATATACCCTACGCAAACGCCAAGGTACGCGAGTGCTTAGACAAGGGCCAGCGTTTCGAGTTGAAGATTAGCCGCGCCGTAGCACAGTCTTTCGGCGGCAACACCTCTACTTACGCCAGCGGCCTTGCAGGTACGAACCCCGCCGGGCTGACTACGCACGACATCGTAGAGCCACTTTATAACAAGACTATTCTTTCGGCCATTGGCGCACCGTTGCTTACCGGCCTGAAAGGTAATCACCAGTGGCCTATCGTTGAGGCTTTCCACGCCACAATTAACGATGAGGGCGCAGAGTTGGGCGACACCAAGATACCTATTAACAAACTCATTGCGAAGCCGGAGCGTTTGGGTATCGCCGTGCCTATCACCCGCGAGGCCCTGAATGAGACCGACAACCTTGTGCAGTTGGTGGCTACGCAGTATATGCCGGTAGCCATTGCCGAACTGATGAATAAGATTATGTTCAGTCAGACCAAGGTAAACGGTGCTACCGACCTTGTAGGCCCGTTCATTCCCGCCAATATGGTGGCTAAGAACAAAAAGACCTACACCGGCGCAACTCCTACCCTGATGGAACTTGTAGGCGTTAAGTCTGCTATCCTTTCGCACAACATCAAGGGCGAGGGCCTTTGCTACGTTATGAGCGACGTAACTAAGGGCAATTTGGAGGCTACCCCGAAGTGGCAGGGCGCAAACTCTGCTATCGTTGACGAAAACGGTAAGATTAACGGTGTACCCGTATTCACCACCAACGAAGTACCCGACGGCCAGATTTTCGTCGGCGCGTTTAAGTACGCACCGCAGGGCCTGTTTGGTGACATGGTGTTTATCGTAGACCCCTACAGCCAGGCACGAAAGAACGCTATCGACTTTGTGCTTAACGTGGACTACGCTATTAGCGTATTGCGTCAGGAGGCTTTCGCCGTTCTTTCGCAGATTGGCGTTTTCCTTGATAAGTCCGAGTTGACTTTGACCGTTGGCGACACCTACGACCTGACGGCTACCGTATTCCCCGTAGGCACAGCCGTTACGTGGGCAAGTAGCGCAACCGCAAAGGCCACCGTTGCAAATGGTAAGGTAACAGCCGTTGCAGCCGGTACGTCTAACGTAACCGCATCGTTCACGTTTGGCGGTCAGACCTACACCGCAACTTGCGCCGTGACCGTTCAGGCCGCAGGCTAAAGATTGTGTAACTAATCAGGTGCTTTAAGTTATGGCTAATGTAGTGAGTTTGGAACTCTTTAAGAAGCAGTGCAACGCCGACGAGTTTACGGCAGACGATACGCTTTTGCAGCATTATTTGAATAGTGCCGAAAAGTACGTTATCCGCTATACCCGTCGTACCCGTGAGGAATTGGCCGAAATGGACGAATCCGGGAATTTCCCCGACGAACTGAAACAGGCCGTCTTACTCATTGGCGCACATTGGTATAACCAACGTGAGAGCGACGCACAAGTGCAGTACCATAGTGTTCCAAACGCACTATTAGCCTTAATGAAACCCTTTAGAAAGTTGGCAAGATGATAGCCGGACGGATGAAATACAAACTTACGCTGTTAGAGCCTACGCAGACCACTAACGACTTTGGCGAAGAGGTTACGACCTATACCGACACCGTGACCGTACACGCCGAGCGCGTAAAGCACACGGGCAACCGTAGCGAAGAGGTAGGCGAGCATTTTCCGGATTATCGCGTTTCGTGGAATATCCGCGACGCGCACACGGTAGCCGAGAATTGGCGCGTACAGCAGTTGGGCGGGTATCTCTATACCGTTGTAGCCATTGAGCCGAATATTGATAGAGGTTATAAGACCCTGATTTGTGAGAGAGTAAACGAGTAACAACCCCAAAAACAAAAAAAGGTATGAAATCCAAAATTATTTTATCAGCGTTGGCACTAATCTTTAGTGTATCGCTTTGCGCGTTTGCCGGTGGAACGGTAGAGCAGCCGCCTACCTACGGCGACGTAGTAGTAACCGAAAAGGCCCAGCAGCCTATTTTCGACGTACCCGGTGAGTACATGATTACCACCTACGACGTAGTACAGGGCGTAGATTTCGTTATGCCTGTTAATCAGGTAACACTACGCACCGACTTTGTAGCCGATACGTACACCGTTGCGTTATCAGGCTTTGCCGATGCTTGCAAAGATGTAATGACTTTCGCACAGGCGCACCAACGATTTAGACAGGCTAACACCTACTTATTTCCTGACAATCGAAGATGCTACCTACGACTATCCGACCAAGCCAAAAGTACCGATAATCAGATGTACGCGCCCGGCAAGTGGAAACGATGGGTAATGGCACAGCGAAAGTAACAACGAATAAACCGCACAGCGTATGCAACCCAACGAATACACAGGCAGCGAGTGGAAAGAGTTAGCCAAGGAACTAACGCCACGCCAACTACGTAACGCCCTGAAACGCTCATATCGCGCCGAGGCAAAAAAGGCGTTAGGCATAGCCCGGAAATACTTAGGTACAAGCGGGCTGCAAGTTCAGGGAAATAAAAGCGATTGGGATAAGGGCATACGTAGCCACATCTACAGCCGAGGCGGTGGCTTTATGATTACCGTCAAGGCCCACCGGGCTAACCTGAAAGGGCAGGGCGAAAAGTCAATGCACGAAAACCGTAAGGGCTTTAAGAAACCTGTACTTATGTGGGCTGAAGAGGGTACAAAGGAACGTCAGCGAGGCGGCAAGAAAATACGTATAAAGCACGGTATCTATGGCACACACCGAAGCGGCAAAACGCGCTATTGGACGGAAACCATACGTAAGGATGGAATACCGACGGGCCAAATGGGTGCTTACGGATTTCTTGAAAGAGCGACACCCGAAATGTTCCAAACCGTAGAACACGATTTAGGTACAGAAGTAGGGGTAGCCGTAGAGAAAGTGGCTAAGAAATGCGGATTTGTTTAACGCTAAGAGTATTAAGTTATGGCAGTAAATAAGACATCGTTAAGCGTTGGCGAAATTATCTACGACGTTCTGACAAACGACGCGGAGGTTATGGCACGGGCAAATAAGGTTTTTCCCGTTGTCACGGACAAAGCCACGTTACCGTATGTAGCGTATCGCCGTTCACATCTGGAGCATAACCCGGCCAAGGGTACGCAGGGAGCGGACACCGTGCAAATAGATGTACTTTGCTTTGCCGCCAAATATGGCGACGGGGTGCAGTTAGCCGAAGCCGTCAGACAGGCTTTAGACGGTAAGCAAGCCACAAAAGACACCCTGATTATGCGGAGTTGTACGATTGCCGGAGGCGAAGAATACTACGAAAACGATGCTTATATACAGGAGTTAAATTTTACCATTAAAGTATAATAGATTATGGCAGTACCAAGTTCAGGCTACATTAACGGTAGCGACATTCTGTTGAGCGTTGGCGGCAAGGCTATTGGCCATTGCACTACCCACACGATTACTTTCAACAGCGAGACCAAGGACAGAGCCGTAAAGCCCGCCGCAAGCCAAGGTTATTCAGCCGGTTTGTGGAAAGGCAAGGGCGTTACCGGCCTTAGTATCTCAATTAGTGCCGAGGGCTTGCGTTACTACGGCGAGAGCGAAAACGGCTATGCCGAGTTGTCCGCTTTGTGGGGCGCAGGTGCTTCTATTCAGGTTAAGGCTTTCCAACGTGAGGGCGACGCTAACCCCTACGTGCAGGGTAACTTTGTTATCACCTCTTTAGAGGAAACAAGCCCCGCGCAGGACGATGCAACTTTCTCTATCAGTCTGGAGAGCGACGGCGAGCCTACCAACTACCCCGGTAAGGCAAACGGTAACGAATAATTCCTACAATCATGGCGAAAGTAGAAATTACTATCAATGGCGTAGCGTACCCCTGTAGGCAGACTATGGGGGCTATGCTACGTTTCAAACAGGAAACCGGCAAGGAGGTTACAGAGATAGACCCCGGAAGTTTCAGCGACCTTTGTACGTACCTTTGGTGTTGTGTAAAATCAGCATCCAAGGCCGACGGCTTAGATTTCAGTTTGTCGCTTATGGACTTTGCCGACAATGTTACACCCGAAGAGGCTACGGAATGGGCCGAGGCCAACAAAGAGCCGTCAGACGGTGAGAATACAGAAAACAGCGAGACACCCGAAGAAAAAAAAACTTAGGGATTAACGACTACTTAGGCTTTGCGTTGGGCTGCATACACCTATCGTTTGACGATTTTTGCAGGTGTACCCCAAAGGAATTTGAGAGCATTTGCAAGGCGTACCACGACCAACGCGAAGCCGATTACAAAGACGGGTGGGAACGCGCAAGGGCGATAATAGTTGCTACCCTACGGCCACACCTGAAAGGACGGCCAACAGCGCGAAAAGTCTACCCGTTGCCGTGGGATAAGCCAAAGACCCCACAAAAGAAAGCCCCGAAGCCGCTAACGGCAGAGGAAAGCAAAGCGAGGTTTGAAAAGTTAGTAGCAAGGGTTATGAACGCTGACAATGGCGAAGATAAGTAGCATTATCAGGATTGCCCGAAGCGATATAGAAAATAAAAGCCACAACAGCGGTAAGCCCTGACAACGCTAAGTTAGCGTAGAATCCGGCTAAGATGCTGATTACGAAAACAGCAAAGGACACTACGAAAGTCAGAAGCGACCCGGTGGCTATTATGCTTTTTATACCTTTCATGCTGCAAAGATAAGAATAAAAACCGATATAAGTAAGTAACGAAGCGTTAAAAATGTCAAAAGACGTAAAATTTAACATACGACTAACGATTGACGGTAAGGAGCAAATCGTTACCGCGTCTACCAACGTAAAGCAATTTGCGCAAGAGTTGGAGATTGCCCGTACCGAATCGACGAAACTTAGGGATGATTTGTTAAAGATTACCCAAGTAGGCGCGTCTTTCCAAAACGCTTTGACAGGTGTGCAGCAGCTTACCGGGCTTATGCGCACGTTTACCGCCGCTAATGCTATGCAGGTTGAGGCCGAAACGAAGTTGGCTAACAATATGCGTAACACGATGGGCGCAAGGGAAGAGGAAATACAGAGTATCAAAGACCTTTGCGCAGCGCAGCAGCAGTTAGGCGTTATCGGTGACGAAGTGCAGTTAGCGGGCGCACAGGAGTTAGCCACCTACCTTGAAAAGAAAACAAGTTTGGAAACGCTCATACCTGTTATGAACGATATGTTAGCGCAGCAGTACGGTTTGAACGCTACGAGCGAAGCAGCCGCGCAAATCGCTACCATGTTGGGTAAGGTGATGGACGGACAGGTAGGCGCACTTTCCCGCTACGGTTACAAATTCGACGAAGCCCAGGAGCAAATACTAAAGTTTGGTACGGAATCGGAACGCGCCGCCGTCTTAGCAGAGGTAGTAAGTAGTGCCGTAGGCGGCATGAATGAAGAGTTAGCCAAGACAGACGCGGGTAAGGCCAAGCAAGCCGCCAACGCTATAGGCGATATAAAAGAGCAGGTAGGCGCGTTGTTTAGAAGCGTAGAGCCTACTATTGTCGCTATCGGTGAAATGGGTATGGCTTTGATGGCCATTGGTACTACGGTGCAGGGTATTAAAGGTATCTACGTAGCCGTCGTAGCGGCTACAGGTGCTATTAAGAGTATGACCGTAGTAACGGTGGCGCAGTCCGCAGCCGGTAAGGTAGCCGCCGCCGTGCAAGCCCTTTGGGCCAAACAATTATATTACGGCAAAGTTGCTATGTACGCATGGACGTTTGGCGCGAAGTTGGCCACCGTTCAGGCTATAGCAATGCGAGCCGCTATTTTGGGCCTTATGGCCGTTACAGGCGTTGGCCTTGCTATCGCAGCGGTAGCCGGTATCGTTTCTTTGTTTGCAAGCAAAACAGACGATGCAACCGATAGCATGAAAGCCGCTAACCGGGAGGCACGTTTGGCCGAGGAAGAGGCGGGCCGGTTAAGTGAATTGGAAAGCGCAACCGCCGACGCTTATACTAACGCCGCATCTACCCTAAATATCTATCAGAAGAAATTAAAAGACCTGATAGACAAAAAGGCTACAGGGGCCGACATTACTAAGGAAGAAAAGAAACTTGTTGGCGAACTTAACGATACCTACGGCGATACGATGGGCTACTTTGCCAGCGTTTCGTCATGGTACGAAGCCCTGATAGCCAATAGCGAGGACTATTGCAAACAGATGGTTTTGGAGGCTAAGACCCGTACACTTGCAAATCAGATTGCAGCAAAGGAGGCCGAAACCCATAACCTGATTTACGACGAAAGCGGTAAGAAGAAACTATATAGTACAGAACGCGAAATAGGCCAACGCCAAATTAAGCGTACCGGCAACAGTAACGCTATGAACGCTTTGCAGAATAGCGGTGTTAATAGCATAGAATATTTCGAGATACCCGGTACGAGTGAGTTAGATAAGGTAAACCAACAAATCGCGGATAACCGGGCGGCTGTTGCACATTTACAAGAGCAGATGCAGGACGCGGTTAAGGAGGCAAGCCAACTTAACTTTAGCGTAAGAGGTAGTGCTACCCGGCCTAATCCTACGACTACCAAACCGACTAAGAGCGGCAAGGAAGATAAGCAGCTTATTGAGAACGCCCGGACGTATAAGGACTTAACTAATAACGTCGCTTATTATCAGCAGGAGTTAGAGAAATGCGATATTACCGACACTAACCGCATTATGACCCTTGCACGGGCAAAGAAAGCCGCCGAGGATGCAGTTAAGGCGTTTAAGGATATGACCGACGCGGCAATGATGCCGACAGAGTTAAACACCTTAGACGATTACGATAAGAAATTGCAGGCCCTACGTAATCAGCGCAGGACGGCAAGTAAGGAGAATATCGCACAAATTGACGCGGAAATAGAGCGCATAGAGGCCGCTAAACAGGCTTTGGAAGATGAAAGCGTAGCCGCGTTGCAAGATGAAGAGATACGAACCTACGACCAACTAAACAAGAAACTTGCATACTATAACCGCCTGTTGAAGTCAGGCGACGAAGCACAGCGGGAATTTGCACAGAACGGTATTAACCGCCTGAATGAGTTGCAAGAAAAGTGGGATGATGCTTTGGCGGCAATGAGTTTGCCGACAACTACGAATAACATCAAAGACATAGACGCGGCTATTTCGTTCTATTCAGCACGTCAGCAAAAAGAAGATGCCGACCAGATACAAAAGACACAGCGCATTATCGACGAACTGACAGCCAAAAAGAAGTCTTTGCAGTTGGGTATCGAGTTACCCGAAATGCAACGCGAGATAGCCGAGGTAAACGCGCTTTCAGGTCGTGAGTACAAAGTAAGGATTAAGGGCTACGGCTTTGATGAACTTACTAAGAAAATCCGGGAACTGCAAAGGATTTTGGCCGACACCAAAAACCCGGTTACTGACAGCCAGCGCCGAGACATAGAGGGTATGATTGCCGTCTATGAGCAATGGCGTAAGCAGTCTATTTCCGCGTTTGGTAGTCTACGCGACGGCTGGAATGGTATTAAGGGTATCGGTAGCGGTATCGAGAGCATAAGCAACGCCTTAGAGGGCAACGGTAACGCATGGCAGAAAGTTACGGCTTTCGTGGACGGCTTTATACAGATAGTCGAGGGTATCAATACCGTAATAGGTATTATAGATATGCTTACGACGGCCACCACAGCGCACACCATAGCCAAGGGCGCAGAGAGTGCAGCCATTGTAACGGCCACTACGACACAGGGCGTTGAGGCCGCAGCGCAAGAGGTTGCAGCCGCCGCAGCGATACCGACTATTATTGCAAATAAGGCTTTGACCGCAAGTTACGTACAACTTGCATCCGCTATGTATATGGCCGCACACGCCTATATACCGTTTGCCGGTTTTGGTATCGGTGCAGGTTTTTCAGCCGCCGCCGTTGCAATGGTACAGGCTATCGGGTTAATGCCGTTTGCAGAGGGCGGTATTGTTTCAGGCCCCACGATGGCACTTATTGGCGAGTACGCCGGGGCAACCAACAACCCCGAAGTAGTGGCCCCGTTAGATAAGTTGCGCGAAATGGTAGAGCCGCAAGGTGAGATTTTCGGCAAAGTCCGCTTTGAGTTGGAGGGCCGGAAATTGGTAGGAGTTATCGAAAGAGAGTACAACCACAAAAAGCGTAGTTAAGTATGGCAAAGGTATTAAGATACATGGGCGAGTTTCTTAGCCGCGCAAACGTGGTTTGGCGCGTTGAGATACTGCAAGAGGGCTACAGCGGTAACGTGGGCGTATTGGACTTTGAGGCCGACGAAGCGTTAGTAATTGATTGGAAACACGCCGACAAAGAAGAGGTGATTTGTGGCAGCGAAGCCACGTTGAAGTTAGAAAGCCCAGGCGATAGAACCTACGAAGATTTATACACTATTGAGGTAGGCCGTATTAGGATGGACGTTTACCGTAACAACGCCCTCTATTGGAGTGGCGCGTTAGACCCGGAGTTTTACGAAGAACCTTACGAGAAAGCCCGTAAGTACGTCGTAACGCTTACGTTTAGCGACTTTGGTATATTGGATAGACTAAAGTACAACTTATCGGGTATGCAAACGCTACAATCCATTTTGCTTAATGCTTTGCAGCGTAGCACCATTAACTACGCCTACTTAGATGCTGACACCTATTGCACTACCTATTTCGAGGGTACGAACACCAAGGCGAACCCGGCAGCGTTGGCCGTGCGTAGTGAAAATTTCTTTGATGAAGATGCAGAGCCAAGCACGCTAAAAGAAACGATAGAGGGTATTTTGCAGCCGTTGGCGTTGAAGATGATACAGCGTAACGGCAAAGTCTACGTATTCGATTTGAACGGTTTGCACAGCGCAGCGCGTAGGGCTATAACGTGGGATGGTGACAGCCAGACGATGGGCGTAGATAAGGTAGCAAACAACGTGAAAGTAAACTTTTCGCCCTATTCGTCGGCAGAGTTGCTTAACGGTGAATTGGAATACGGCGGCGACTATTCCGTAGAACAGGTTAATTTGGTAGCCGCCCCCGGAGCGTCGTATTACTCTTATTATCCCGATTATAGCGAAGACCACCGGCAGGGCAGTAATTGGGATTACAACCTAATTAACTTTACTATCTTTATCAGTACGCAGGGTAAGGGCTTACGCTACCTGAATCCCAACGCGAGATATTGCCATATATTGCCATTGGTAGGCGGGCCGTCAGAATGTACCGCGATAGCATGGGCGTTTCATTCAGGAGGACACGGCGGGTTAGATACGGGATGGCCGAAACGCATACTTAACACCGTTACCCAAGAAAGCGGTATGCAGGTGATGCAGACACACAAAGTATTCTTACCTACGCTAACGTCAGAGGGCCAAAAGTCGTATTATGTACGCCTTACGCTTGAAATGCTGTTGGATGCAAGATACAACCCGTTTACAGAGGGTAACGATGGTAACGAGGGCGGCAACTACGACCGCATGAAAACCCGTACCGGCTACGCCTTTGTGCCTGTTGCTATCAATATGTACGACAGCAACGGTAACGCCGTTTGTCACTATGACAATAGCAGTATAGCCAAGGGAGGTACGAAAGGCCATTTGGCATATTGCAAAGGCAGTTGGGTATCAGGTGCAGGCGGCTTTGGTAGTGCCTATTTGGAATACTACGACCCCAGCGACCTTTGGGAAAGTGCCGGTATATTGGGATGGAAGAAAAACCGCCATTGTATAGGCAGACCGGGCAGGGGTAACGTAGACGTAATGATTTACGATAGTTTTAAGCAGATGGCCGACGGCCAATATATGCCCTACCCAACGCAGGGCGGTTATTTGGAAGTGACCGTTTACGCCGGGGTGCAATGCTTTGATATGGACGAAGTAATAGCCGGTAGTTTCGGCTTAGTGCAAACGCCGTGGAATAGCCCGCGTTATTGGGTAGACGATGGCCGCTATAACCAAGTCCGATGGCTGTTATACAAGGCCCCTAAAGTGGAGTTGGTGAAAAATAACCTGATATTCGATGCAGCCGAGTTAGACGATGTAGAGTATTCAGGCTATATAAACAAACACGCCAAAGAGGAAATAAGCATAGATACTACGTGCGGTACGGCAAACACGACTTGCCCGACGGCAAAGGGTATCTATTGCCGGGCATCCGATAGTCTGCAAATCCAAAAACTCAAAAGGGCGGGCGTTACAGACCACCCCGAAAAGTTGCTTATCGGTACGCTCTACAGCCAGTTCGCAGCCCGTAAAACCACGCTATCAGGCGAAGCCGTATTAGACCCCGGCGACCTTTGCGTTTACACCGAAAGGAACCAGGCGGGCAAAGTCTTTATGATGAGTAGCGAGCAACAAAACGTAATTATGGACACCGCCGACGCGCTTTATACAGAGTTCAACGCCGACGAATACGACGCAATAGAAGAGGTTAATAACTAAGGGTATGGATAAACATTATACGTCAGTAGTTACCAACAGGACACCGCGCCCACGCAGTAAAAGACTACGTGAGCAGGGTATTGGTAGCGCAAATAGCGTCGTAGTATTGAACGCCGACACGGGAGGCAGTAGCGTTACACCCGGCGACGGCCACACCCACGCCAACAAAGCAGCGTTAGACCAGATTACAACGGACAGCCAAGGTTACGAGTACCTGACTTATCTTAAAGAGGTAATAACCACAGACCCCGAAACAGGCGAAGAGGTTACGGCTTATCAGAAAGTAACGGAAAAGGTCAAAGCCGGTTACGCTGATATGGCTTACGACTTAGACCCTAACAGCCCGGTACGTAATCAGTTTCTTAGCCGCCTCTATAACGACGTTGCAGCCGGTAATATCACTTTCCAACAGGCTATACACGTTTTGGGTATCGCTCATTTCGGAGGTGAGGCGCAGTTTGGTACTTTCGTTAAATCGCTCTACGCCGGTAGTGGTGCAGGTATTGACAACTTAGGTAACGCCGAGTTTGAAAGCGTCAGGGTACGCACATATTTTGAGGCCGTAGAATTGATTATTAACCGCCTATCGGCTATCGAGGGCGACCAACTACTTACAGAGGCCGACACCATAGAAAGCGTTACCGACATAGGCGATAATTGCTACCGCCTGAAACTGCATAGCAAGTGGGAGGGCTATTTTACCGCACAGGCACAGAACAACGTCTTAAAGGGTATCATTAACAACTTAGGCGCAACGGCTTTAGGCTATACAAGCCCCGGAACTAACGCCGCTATGTACACAAGTTGGATGCGGGTAAATAGCGTAAACCCCGCAAACAACACTATCGAAGTTACGTTGTACCCCGACGAAGATACACCCGCCGGGCATAATTTCCCGCCGTGCGAGTTGATGAAGATTGCCCGTTGGGGTAATCAGACAGACACCACGCGCCAAAGCTGCATCTACCTATCGAGTACAGAGGGCCGTATTGTCAAACTAACGGGCGTTACTAAGCCTATTATTGACGCTACCAACTACGGCGCAACCTTTGGAAGCCTACCCGATTTCGTCAGGGCCTTAACGGATGATGACGGCAACCTGTTACCTATCCGTGAGGGTTTGGACTATATGTATATCCCCGGCATAGTTACGATGGATATTATACGCCTCAACAAATGGACTATGAAGCCTATTTGCGAGTACGTAGACCGGGGAGAATGGCAACCCGACGGCCTGTATTACTTTGAGGCCCTAAACCCCGACACAGGCGTTTACGAGATTTCCGACGTATGGTATTGCGGTTGCAAGTGGCGGTGTTGTCGCAACCTGACTACGACGGCCCCGCGTTGGAATAATACCCATTGGGCTATGTTGGAGGGCAACCCCGGCTTTACGGTGGAGTTCAACGATACAGACGTGCTTTTCGACCCCGACCGTTTCGACCTGACTTTACAGATTATCGCTAAAATCTATAATCAGGACGTTACCGCCGACATATTGGCCCAAGATGTAGTTTGGACGCGCTATAGTGAAGATGCTAACGGCGTAGAGCGAGTGGCAAGCGATAACGCATGGGCTATACGCAGAGGCAACGCGGGTAAGTCTATACACCTGACAGCCGAGGACATAGATTTTAACGGCTACGTGCCTAAAGTGGTACGCTTTACGGCTACCGTGACACTACGCGACGGTATGAACAACGCCGCCGCGCAGGACAGAGCAGTATTTGAGTATTAACAATAAAACGACAAAGGCAATGAAGATTAAAAGATTTGATTTCAATTTTCGACCGCTGCAAGTAGACATAAGTTTTACTACGTCGGGAAGCATACCCAACAGGCAGAACTACGACGCGGCAACGGGAGAGTACACGCCCGATTTCACGCTTACGCCGCTTATTATCCAGCCCGAAGTCAGCGTAATAGACAAAGACGAAGTGCTACAGGCCGGGCGCGTAAACCAAAGTTTGACTAATATAGCATGGTACGAGATTGACAACGGTACGCGCACCCTGATTGCAGCCGCTAACGAAAACTACGAAATGACTACGAGCGGCAGCAACGCCGGGCGTATCAAGGTAAAGCGCAACGCCACCGTAAACACCGTGCTTACGTTGGAGTTTAACGCGCAGTACGTAGACCCCCGTACTAATCAGATACACACAATACAAAAAACCTATCCCGTCTATTGCGATAACGCGACGGTTGGTTTTCCTGAATTGTTCTTAGATGCAGCCGACCAAACCCTGTATAACCCGCTTGTGCATGAAGATACGCAGGTAGTGAAAGCGAGCCTGAAATTAGGCGGTAACGAGGTATTGGCAGCGCGTCGTATCTTTGTATGGGAAAAGTACCGTAGTGATGGCTCATGGTCACAGGTAGGCACGGACGAAACTTTGGATTACGACGTTACCGTAGCAAACGACGGTTTGAGCGTTACCGTAGACCGTAGTAAGATGGGTAGCGAGTTGTACCTACGTTGCAGGGCCAAATATGACGTTTACGGCAACCCGGCAAGCGTTACCCTGACAGACGGTAGCCCCTCAAAGGTTATTTCGTTTATCCGTAGAATCCCGAAATTTGAGTTTGATATTGCGGGCGTACCTACCAATATACCCGAAATAGTTTCGATTGCGCCCAACGCCTCAATATGGGATGTAAACGGCCCCATTGACAACCCCGAAAGGGAACTATTGCCGCTTTGGTACGTTGCTACCAACAAGGCATCGGGCAGCTTATCGTACACGCAGGTAGGACACGGCGTAAGCCCTGTTTTGCCTACCAAGGCTATGAGCCAGCAGTACGGCGCAGTATTTGGCTTAGACGTTAAGGATTGCGGCCCTACGTGCGCTATGGAAGATAGCGACGGCAAGGTATTTACCGACAGCGACGGAAAAATATTATTATTCAAATAACATTAAAACTTTCGATTATGGCACGTTACATTAAAGCAAATCCAAAAGTAGTTAGTTATCTGCATTTGGAAAACGACAGAAACAAGTTAAAGGATGGCAACTATATTCTTTGGTTGCAAGACATGATGGCCTTTGGCCCGCTACCGCGTTTGGCCGACACCCTACAGCGTATCGGTGCTATTGCGCTTTTGCCCCACGAAGCCCGCGAAGAGCAGTACGGTATATCTACGCGCCCGCTACCTGTAGCCACCGACCCGGAATTTATCATAGAAGAGCCGGAGGCCGAAACCGAAACACCCGCCGGGGAATCAGGCGACGGCAACGGTGAGACAGAGACCCCGACAGGCGGCGAGGGTACAGGCGAGAGCGAGACACCCGCAGAGGAACCAGGCGAGGGTACAGGCGAAACCGAAACGCCCGCAGAGACACCCGCCGAGGAAACGGAAACGCCTACCAATGGCGAGACCGAGACACCGGCCAACGGCGACCAACCCGGAGAGGGTGAAACGGAAACGCCTACCAACGGCGAGACCGAGACCCCCGGAGAGGAAACCGAGGAATCTAACGAGGAAACGGAGAGCATCGACAGCGGCGACGTTGGCGACGTAGAAGATGTGTTAAACCCTAACAATGAGGAGGAATAAACTATGAGTAGCGCGTCAACAACCAGAACTATTAAGTTCATAAGCAAAGCCGGTACGTACATGGCTACTATCATGTGCCCGGACGGCGATTTGTTCCAGTATTGGGATGGCACAGGGGCAGACCAAACCGTTTTCCCCAACTTTGCCACGATGCAACCTAAGTTGAATTTCATTTGCACGTCGAGCCGCGTAGCCGAGGGCATAGCAACTATAGCCTCAATGCGCTACTATTTCGGCGGCACAGAGATTACGTTTAACGCAAGCGGCTATAGTACCGGCCTGTTTGGTGACGGCACGGCAGCGGGCAGTTACTTTAAGAAGTACGCCGCCGACGGTAGTACGAATCTGTACCCCGGTTTGCAGATATTGAAGAATATCGCGGCCCTTGCAAGTTACCTACCCGTTACTATCAAGATGGTAGCCACTATCTACTACGGTACACAGGAGGATAGCATTTCAGCCGACTACACTATACCCATTCAGCAAAAGGCGCAGTTTGCCGGTAAGGTTACTATCGTTGCGGGCGATAATAAGAGTTTCGTTATTAGCAGCAAGGGCGACAGTTGTATTTTGCAGGCTAAAGCCTACAGCAACGAGGGCGCACTATCCGTTGGCCTTACCTACAAGTGGGAGCAGTTCGACCCGTCAGCAGCCGGAAACGTGGACGGTTGGAAGTTGTTAGGCAGTTCGGATAACGAGGGCTTTGGTAATTCCGCAACCCTTACCGTAACGGAAAGCATGATAGACACCTACGGCGAGTTCAGGCTAACCGTTAAACGTAACGGCTCATTCTACGGTATGGACGTGCAGGGCGTTGTCGATAAGTCAGACCCCTACGACATAGACCCGCACCCCAGCCCCGAAGATGAAACGATAGACGAAGATACGAGCAGCAGCCGCGACCATGTGACTTATACGCCGGTATTGGTTACGAGAGGCGGCACAGCCGTTTCGCCTAACCCCCTCTACTATTTCTTAGTGAGAGACGCGGCGGGCGTTGTGTTGAATAAGTACAGAGACGGTAACGCCGCCGTAAACGGTAGCGACCCGATGGAACTTTCAACTAACGCGATGGCATCGTACACCGTTACCCGTGAGCAATGCCAAGCCGGAGGCGGTGACATTTCAATAACCATTCAGGCAGCAAGTTAAAAAATCGTTTAGCACTATGGGAGTAGCAGTAACACGAGTAGTTAAGTTTATCCGCAAAGGTACGGGAATTTCCCGTACCGATGTGGAGTACGCAGATAGTACGAGTAATTCCGTAGCCCCTACGTCGGGATGGACTACAAACGCCCCGGCATGGCAAAACGGGCATTACATTTGGCAGCGGGTAAGGTTTATCTATACCGACGGCACAGACGGTTATAGTAACCCGGTTTGTCTTTCAGGCGGTAAGGGTATTTCCAAGATTGAAGAATATTACCTTGCTACGTCGGCATCGTCAGGCGTAACAACGGCTACGCAGGGATGGACTAAGGCCGTTCAAAGTGTTACGGCTACTAACAAGTATCTTTGGAACTATGAAGTAGTGACCTATACCGATGGCACTACGACTACTACGACACCCGTAATAATAGGTACATACGGCGACAAAGGCGTAGGCATTTCGTCTATAACTGAATACTACCTTGCTACGTCTGCATCGTCAGGCGTTACGCGCTCTACGTCGGGATGGACTACGAGCGTTCAGAGCGTTACGGCAACAAAGAAATACCTTTGGA